CATTCATGTATTTTTCTCATACAAATGCCTCCATAAATCTTAATATTTCAGTTTACTCCAGATGCGCTGTCCATTCCCAAATATCTACCGGATCAATGGGTTCTGCGCATTTAGGGCATATAGGATATAAACCTTTTCTGTAATGTTCCTCCATTTCTCGGAATACTTTATTCTTTCGCATCCGTTTGAATTCAGCATCTGCCAGTTCACTGTATGTTTTGGCTTTAGATAGCATTTTACGCTGTTCATCCTCCAGCAGCTCATACCGCCTCGCCAATGTAAGCAGAGCATCAAAAGCATCTACCGTAGCTCCGCAATCCTGACAGCTTACGATCCTGTTTACCGTATCGACCTCGTAATGAGGTGGATCGCATTTGCACAGCTTTTCTCTTCCTCGCTCGATTCTTGCTAGATTGAAGGAAATAATCTCATTGTCCATAGTATTCCTCCACTAAATCCTAAGAGCATTACCGCAAAATCTACAGTACTTTGCCAATATCACACACTTGGAACCGCCTGTATAATGGCTTTCCACATATTTGTGTACTACTGCTCCGCAATATTTACACGTTATTCTTGCCATAACAGCGTAGCTGTCATTTATTTCTTTCTGTTCATCGTGTGACCACATTTCTCGCTTAACTCCTTTGCTAAATCCTAAGTTACATACTTAATTTCTTACCTTATCCAAGTACTCCTTGCATTTCCAATACACTTCCGGATCAAATTCTTTCCGCTCATGCTCATATGCGCTGTAATCTGCCGAACTGCATCCGGCAATCTGTGCCATCTTAAACATGGACACTTTTGCATCTCTTCTTAGTGCTGCAATATAGCCTGCGTACATCCCTTTGTCTCCGTTGGCTAACTGTATTCTTGCCATTTCCTGAATATTTTTCGATGCAGATGCTTCCATTATTTGCTTTATTGTGCATTCCTCGTTGTGGCAATCATAAAGGCAACCGTGGATTCCATTCTTGCCATCGAAAAAGCCAACCACATATTTTGTAGGTTCCTCACAGTCATTACATTTTGCATTTATAGCCATAATTTTCACCACCTTTTAACTTGCCGAACTACCGAATTTTCCTCGGTAGTTCGATTTCTCCCCCGTATTACCGGGGGATTTTAACTTGCTTTTGAATTATTGAGTGGAACTAAAATAGAAACTCAAATTTTTAATTAAATTTTTCACTTCTTAACTCAAATTTTGAGTTACTATTTCACTTTTTAGTTCCTGATTTCACTTACTACGCAAACCGAAGTTGCCCGGTCTGCTCTGCTTCTATTCTCATGTTCGGTGTACGCTCTCCTATTCGGAGATCACTGCAGTTTGCAGATACCAGTGCTTCTGCCATAACCGGCACTACGCTGTTACCTATCCTTGCCACTCGCTCCACAATAGGATATGTTTTTCCTGCAATATCCCTATCAATGATATAATCATCGGGAAATCCCTGCATCAGCTTCAATTCTTCCGGCTTCAGCATCCGCAGAAAAATGTCTTTTATAACATATTGCTCTCCATCAATCTCAATCAGAACATTCACCAGTCCGAACCGATCCTTTGTGGTAATTGTCCCCAGCGGCTTATCCAATGTCTGACCACAACCGGTTCCGTAATATTTGACCATAAACGCAGATACAAGTCCGAAATGTCCAGGGGAAGTGGTGATTGTATGCAGTGGCTCGTCACACCCCTGCCCGATCCCGGTCTTATAAAACTTTGTGACAAATGCGGTTACCAATCCGTACCGGTTGCTGGTATCAATAGTCTTGATAGGATCCGTAAGGAATTGTCCCCGGGAATCCCCCTGCCTGGTTTCACCGTGATACTGGATGATAAATGCCAGTGCATCCTTACTTTTGACGATATACGGATGTGGATTATTAATTATGTACTTTTTCACACCATTACCGATTCTGTCCATTGTAGCCGCCGCCAGTGGCTTCTTACGCTCAAATATGGATGTTCCAAGATCAGACCAGTCAATATAGTCACCGCATTCTTTCCATCTCGGTAGCAGTATCCCATCTTTACTGTATGTAGGTGCTGGCCAGACGATTTTATTTCCATCCCGCCGGAAGATTGCATACCATCTTTTCCGTGTCGTAGGTGCCCCATAATCCGCAGCCACAAGTTCCCGACTATCGAAATCATATCCAAGAGAGGTCATTGCTGTAATAAACTTACGGTAGTCCTCTCCCCTGCGTTCCGGTATCGGGTGACCGTCTGCATCCAGCGGACCCCACTGTTGTATCTCTTCAACATTCTCCATTATGATTACATCTGGCAGTAGCACTTTTGCGTGCTTGTACACCGCCCAGGGAAGTATCCGCAATCCTTTTTTGCGTGGTTGCCCGCCCTTTGCTTTGCTATGGCTCGTGCAGTCAGGCGATGCCCACATGAGAGCCACATGGCGATCTCCAACATACTTTTGCAGATCTACCTTAAAAATATCCTCTGTCAGGTGCAATGTGTCAGGGTGGTTTACCATGTGCATCCGTATAGCCTGCGGATCATGGTTTACGGCAATGTCAACAGATCTTCCAAGTGCCATTTCTATTCCTACGCTTGCGCCGCCACCACCGGCAAAGCAGTCAATGATAATGTTATTTTTCATGGCATCACCTCCGGCATAAAATCAGATAATCGCATTTGTGCCATTTCTGCATCTAATCTCTTTTTGGACAAATCATAATAATGTTTGTCCAGTTCAAAGCCAACATATGGATGGTTGGTTCTGTAGCAGGCTATCAAGCTGCTGGCACTGCCTACATGTGTGTCCAAGATAATGTCTCCGGGCTTTGCATAGCGGTTTAGGAGCCATTCATATAGTGCCACTGGCTTTTGTGTAGGATGAATACGGTTTTCATTTAATGCCTTATTCCCCTGCTGAATAGTTCCTTCAGTAATGGACTTTCCCTGGAACATTCCACGCCACATATACCGGAATATGTCTATCCTTTTAGTCAGACTGCAGAATGCCACCTCTGCATCCGACTGGTCAGAACCATCATTGCATTTATCCCATACAATAAGACCACCAGCCAAAGTAAAATCAAAGTAATTGCAACCCCATATAATCTGATTTTTGGATACCCGAAACAATTCCTCGAAGTATTCCCTAGAGGGTGGCTCATTGTCCCACCCTCTGTTTTCGTACTGTCCGTCCTTTACATATGTTTTTGTTCCATTTTTCTGCTTAACATATGTATTCCTATTTTTACCACCATGCTCATGTAAGCCATACGGTGGATCCACAATCGCAAGGTCAAAGTAACCATCCGGGAACTCTTTCATCCCATCCATGCAATCCATGTTGTAATATCCAAAATCCATTACGGCATCACCCCCGGAATATCCTCAAAACTAATCTGATTATCTCTTTCAAAGACAATCATCTCATTTTTGGCTCTCTGATAAAAGTTGCGGTCAATCTCAAATCCGAATGCACTTCTTCCGATCTCTGCTGCTGCTCTTAAGGTACTACCGCTGCCACAGCAAGGATCAATCACTACATCACCGGGATCCGTAAAAATTTCTATCAGTTTTTTTAGCACTGCTACCGGCTTCTGTGCCGGATGGATCTTCGGTACATCTTTTCCGTCTTTCTCCCAGCTGAACCAGTTAAAAATCATTTTCCCAGTGCCACGGATCGTCTTTCCGTCCTCGTCAACCTTTGCACCGTTCCGGAACTTCGGCAGCTTGTCACGGTAGAACACAAGAGCATATTCAGTAGCACCAACCACACGCATATTTGCCTTAAGCACCTGCGGACTGTAATTTTTAACAAATACCAACGGTATGTAATGGACGAATCCATGTTTATAGGCGGCATCAATCAGCGTAGGCATCTGTTCAAAAGAGCAGAACACGATCATGCAAGGACTGTTGCTACTTCTTCCCCTGGTAACGCTATTCTTGTCTTCCTTTTTCAGCATCTTTGAGCAGAAATGGAAATACTCATACAGATTAAAGTTGAAATCGGAATTGAATGCCGCCTTGCCTGCCAACTTACTTTCTCCGTTCTTATTATCTCCGCCGTTGTACCACATAGGATTACTGCCGTAGAAATTCTTGCCTACATTATACGGGACATCGGCAATGATAAGCTGTGCCGGAGGTATGGCATATTTCTTATAGTTCTGCATTGAATCTCTGTAAATTTCACATTTTAATTTTTTCATTTTTTCAAGGAGACCGCATATGCTTTACTCTGCGCAGAGTCTCGGCTCCTTTCTTGGTTTTATCTAACTATCGTTTCTTCCTGCTCCTTGTACATCCTGCCCGCCATCCTCACCAGATAGTGCTGTAAGGCTTCATCCACGCTGACACGATGCTTGGTACAGTAGCGGTCAACGTACCTCTTGAAGTCCTCATTCTGCGCGTACAGGGCGGTGTAATCAATGTTCTGCATCTGTTCCACCTTCCTTTACAATCTCCAACAATTCATCTACCAAATCCTTGACTTCGTACATCATCATAGTGTCGTAGGATTTTGACTGCTGATCTGCTGTCTTATTTCCATACTTCGTACAGTCTTTCAGGAATGCTGTGCGTTCTTCCAACTGCTTCACAACCTTGTTCTGGTCGTAGATCTTACTTTCTGTAAATGCCTTTTCCATCATCACTGCGGTTTCCGACTCATAGTTACCACAGCAGGTATTCATATCCGCAAGACAACGCTGGAAGAACTCTGCAAATCGGTCTGTGTTATAGTCCACTTCAAATGCCTTTGGAATATCAATTAGTATTTTCATCGTTCGCCCTCCTGTTCCAATCTGTAATTGCTTTTGTTCGCTCGTCTTTCCCTGTTCTGATGCCTCCGTCCTGATCCATGTACATCTCACATTCATAGCTTTTTGGAAATTCTGTTCCGCATTTCATACATTTGATTTTGAACATTACCCCAACAGCCGAATGTGATGACTTATTTGTAATGGTTAAGAACATTGCTTTTCCGCCGCAAAACGGGCACGGCTTTAATTCTTCACTCATACTTCATCCCTCCAATCAATGCGCTGCCCGCAATTCGGGCAATAATCATATCTATCATAATCAACCTCATAATGCTTACCGCAGGAAGGGCAAATCCATGTATCGTATACAAGTTGTCCGTCCGAGAATCCGTCTCCCTCGTAATCCGGTTTCTTTGCTGTCTGCTTCTCCACAGCTTTACGGCATTCTTCCACCGTGCCGATCTGGCGGTACTGTTGCACCTCTTCCAGTGCGTTTATTGCCATTGCATAAGCATTTTCAAAAGATTCACCCCATGATGTATCACATGGAATTGCTTTTCCAATTTCGTTACAATCATATTTTAATTCTTCAATTGCTTCATTCTCCGTCATGGCTACTCCTCCAACAGTTCCGGATTGTCAAATACGTTACCAACAACCTCATATTCAGTTGTATGCTCAAGCCTATGCTTATAATATTTTTCTCTAGGAATCGTACATATAATTTCAAAATCTCTAAATGTTATAAGAGTATTTACCTCACTATTGTTTATTTTTACAATATCATTCTCCCAAATCAGATTACCGTTCTTGTCTTTCAGTCCGGTGCACTGGCAGATTGTGGCTGGGGCTACCTCAAATGCCACAAACTGCAAACATCCTTCTTCTCCGACCTTATCACTCTCATTTACCGAGTTACCAACTGTATGAATAAATACTTGCCCTGTTACACCATCATCAATACGATTTCCAATTACCCATTCCCCGTTATCAATCCGCTTTCCACGGAATAAATATCTATCCTGCATCCTCATTCCTCACTTTCTTTCTTAAATTCCGCAGTACACATAATAGCTCCATCGCCAACTCCTCGTCAGTCATGCTCCTGATCCGGTCTGCGTTGATCATAGGTACGTAGTGCTCGCAGTCTCTTTCTATGTCCTCATGTGGACAGTCGTTGATTTTCTCGCACCATGAGTACGCATCAAAACCATTATCCTTTGTTTCTAAATTCTTGCAGTTATTACACTTCGCCATCTCCTACCTCACTTTCCCTGTACGACTCCGGCAGTGGCATCCAGGCTGTAATATCAATATCTTTGTCCACTAATTCCCAATCGCATTTACCGTATTCTTTGAGATAATCAACGCAAGTGGATGACCACCAGTACCACTTTCCATTGCAATAAACCGCAGTATTCGCAAACGGAACATCTTTTATGTCTTTGTAATACGGTTCCGGGTTTCTGTTTATCCATGTTACATTAACTGGTACAAGTTCCTCCGGCAGTCTCTCGCTTACTGGAATCCACACCGGCTGATTCTGCAAGGTGGTGATTGCCATTTGTAATGCTTCCTCACAGCAATGATCTACTCCTGTTTTTCCGTACATAGGACATTCTTCACAAACCTCTGAGTACCGTTCACTCTGAGCCTTTAAGCAGTAAATAGCTTCTTCTATCTTCATTCCGCACCTTCCATTTCTGCAAGCATTTTTTCTATTGGATCAACAATTTCGTTCAATACGGTTTTTTCATATTTTTCTTTCCAATATTTTTCTCTTTTCCAAAAATGCTGTTCTCTTACTTCCTGCATAATGCTAATACAGGTTATAGCTTCAAGCATTCCCCAACATCCGTCACTTGCTCTTTCATTGCACCATCTAATAAATTCTCTAAACTTCATGCTTTTTCTCCATTTCTGCCAGCTTGGCTTCGGCTTCCTCTCTGGATAAAAATATTTTTTTACCTATATCATCTAAGAAATAACAGCTTTCACCCATTTTATTCATGGTATCAATTCTTACAATGATTCTTTTATTGTAAAACTGCTTGATATTCATTTGTAAAACGTGTGTTGTAATAATCGGTTCTTTTACATATGGAGTTATACAATATAATGTATCTCCCACCTCGCACGGTAACCGCAAGAGAAACCCCTGTTCCTCGGCATCCTCGTAGCGTTTCAACTTTTCCCTCAACTCTGCCATTGCCCACATGTTTCGGTAGAATATCGCAATCAGACCTCTTACGTCTGCAAACGGGTCAATACCAAGGTTGTCCATCATTTCTTCGTCAAAAGATTCGTCTTGCAATGGCAAATCTTCTCCTACCAAAGTAGTTGTGAGTTTTCTTACAAAATCTCTTTCGTCTATATCAATCTCATAATCTCTGTATCTGCCACTTCCATCCTTTGCTATGTAACAGCAATTAAGTGCCAGTTCAACCATTCCCATATCTGATACATTCTTGTTAGTTGTTAATCTCTCCATCCTTACTCCTTTCCGAGATCCTCGGTCTCTCCGCCATCACTGGATAGCTGCAGTCATACGGCTTTGTGCGTCCGATTCTAATAGCATCAGCAACCGGATGTGTAGCCATGTAGAGTAAGTCACCGTTCTGAAAGTTTCCTGTTCCCTCTCTCATACAACTACACTCCTTTTTCCGTATGTACTTGCGATTCCGTATACATTGCAAATTTCTCTGTAATATTTTTCCTGTGCATGGATATTAGCATCCACACGGTCAAGTTCCGTCTCGCACCACTTTGCAAATTCTTCTGCGGACAATGGTGTTTCTGAAACATCGAATTTCTCTCTGTTGTCAATCACAAAACACACCATGTCAACCGGAATATGGTTCAAATCCGAAAGAATCTGAATCTGTTTATCCTTGTCCTCTGCTTTTTCGTAATTCGCCAACAATTCATAACCTGTCATCTGCATTTATATCACCTCTTATCAAGTTTGATTTCTTTGTCGTAACAACTCTTTTTCGGATTTCCCTCTACTGGGGAAACCATCTTTTTAGGGTCTGTGGTGTATGCTCCGTTTTGCTTTAAGCCGACTTTTCCTTTTTCATCCACATAGCATGACGGCTTGTAACGATCCGGTGGAATGTAGTTGTGAATGCGCCAGTGCTTCACCAACACGACACCACTGTCGAAAGATAAAAGGAATCTGCTGTCTATCAGTATCTTCAAATCATCATCAGATGCACCACACATCCTTATGATTTTCCGTGGATTGTTCACGAATCCGTCATCATCAGCGTTCATGCAGATGTGAAAATAAAGCATTTGAGCCGTAGCAGGAATATCCAAAAAAGCATCACTCTCAATTATTTTTGCGCTGAACATTCTTTTTTCTGCCATTTAGAACTCCTTAGTCAAATATAGGCTTCTCAATATAAATCCCGGTGTTTTCCACCAGTTCTCTCCACAAGTCCATGAAATCCTTTCCGTTGCACTTGTCTCCGGCTTTGTCCATGTGGTCAGAAAACTTATCCTTGAAATTCGTCAGCTTCTTCTTTCCGAATCCATCTTCCATAAGAATTACCATTCCATATAGGATGTACCTTGTGGACAACTCATTGATAAGATTGTTACATCTGACCTGTTCACGTATGCAGTTCTGCGCTACAACCGACTTGTAATGTGGATAATCAGCTTCGGTAAATTCCTTGTACTCAATCGTCCAGTCTGCAAAATCGTTAAGCCTACTCTGTAACTCCGTATAAGGCTCATTCTCGTACTTTTCATTGTATTCGGTGAATTTACCGCAAAAGTCGGAAAGTCTCGTCTGTGAGTACTTATAGTCTTTCCACAAGGTATAGCAGAACAGTGTCAGTATTCCGGTGAATGGACTTCTCTCCGCAGACTGCTTCAAAAGTTCTGTCTTCCGCATAATTTTCAAAATTTCCTGCGGATTGTCATATCGTTTTGGCATTTTATGTATCACCTCCAAGTTCCGTGATTTATCATTTTATTTTTATATAAAACGGAATAATAAAATGATATAAAATAGGATGATGTTTTTTACTTCCATACCATCTGCAAAGGTATACATTTTTACTAATCTTTTTGTATATAAAATTGCATTTTTCCAATTCACTAAAATTTTGCCTTGACATTTTAAATTTGGTTTCTTTATAAATTGAAATAGGATAAATAAATATCGCAAGGAAAATCATGGGAGCAAACAAAATCCATAATGCTTTGCTTTCCATAAAGCAATCTATAATTCCAACTGATTCTAAAATAAAGAAGCAAAAACTAATAAATATCCAAGCAAAAATTGCACCATATATGTATTCCATATCAACCTCCTATTCAACAACCTCAAATTCTTTCAAAACACAGTCACCGCACAATTCCTTGCCGTTAAATTCATAGAGTTTTCCCACGTCTTCACCGCATTTATCGCAGTACAGATGCTTCACATGGAGGTTGGAACAAGCAGATCCAATACAAGGATAATTTCCAGCAGCACATCCGCAGCATTCACCTTCGTATTTCACCATTTTCTGAAAAACTCCTTTAATTTATTACAGACTTGCTGAAATCTATACTTAAATAAGTATTTTTTAAAAGATTCAGTTCCATATTGATAGCAAAGATACATAATTTGTTTTTGAGTAGAAAGAGATTCATAAAACTCCTTGTCAGTTTCTTCAACGTATTGTAAAAGTACTTCATAGTCTGTTTTATTCATTACTTTCACCGTCCTTTTCTCCATGCAAAAGTTCCATAAACCGAACAAATTGTCTTTGCGACACGGAATTGTTCTGCTTCTCAGGCTTCAAACTGATAACCAGATGCTTGTCGGCAATGTTCGACAGTTCCCTTGCAAGGTTTATTCTGCCTTGTGCCAGTCCATCACGGTAACCTTTTCCCGGTCGGTACTCTGCTATCTGCTTCTTTCCATCACCTTGACCGCCTGCTGTCTTGTTGCGAAGCTGATAACCCTCGTCCGCATAACGCTTAATCCAGTACTGCTCCCACTTGTCCAGTTCTCCTACCGGATAATGTAAGAATCCGATTTTCCAACCGTATATATTTTCCACAGAATATAATCCGTGGCTCTTCATGGATAAATCAATGTGCTGGTACCCATTAAGGTGTCCGGACAGTCTCTGCAAGATATGTACCGCCTGCCCCACATACGCAAAACGGAATCCATCCTCGTCTGTTCTTGTCAGAAAGTAAATTCCACTTCCATCGTCCACGTGTGGATTGACCGCCAGTATTCTTTCACGATTCTTAGTTTCAATAGCTTTCGCTTTCTGAATGTTCTTCCAGTTACTCAAAACGGACACTCCTTTCCATTCTGTAAAATCCATTCCTTGCCTGCTACCGCATAGTCCACATTCGCCAATGGATCAATCTTTTTTACCTCTGTGACACATTCTTTGGCATCAGAATTATCACGGCTTAAATGGCACAATATGACGTTCTGCAAGGCATCTGATTTGTTCGCAAGAACAAATTCCTTTACTGTTTCCAGTTCCATATGACCACGGTACACATGGGATTTCTTAGCATCGTTGGAATCCTCTGTAATGTACTTCTTCTGATAGTTACATGAAATAAGGATGTGGTTTAATTCATGGAACCGCCACTTAACAAATTCCGTGTCAGTTACATAAAGCAATTTCCCCATTTCCGGGTGAGTAATCAGGAATCCATAACAATGGCATTCTGAACCATCAGCGTTGGTATGTGTCCACTTACCATCCAGTGTAGTAAGATCAAATGCCATTATTTTTCCACCAGTAAAGCATATTTCCATAGGTTCTAAACTCTCATATGGCTTAAATACTGGTATTCCCATGTGTTTAAGGTCTGATACGGATAATGAGTGGTCTTTGTGCGTATGGGTGCATATCGCACCCACAACACACTTAATATCCCAGTTAAGACCACGTTTTATGTCCATGATAGGGAGTCCTGCATCCAGTAAAAGTGTTTCACTGTTATCTGCCGTTAGAAGATAGCAGTTACCTGAAGAACCGGATCCTAAACATTTTAGCTTCATGTTTCTACCTCAATTTCGTCATCTTTTGGAAACTGAAATATGCAGTTATTTACATATTCAACTTTTGATGGCTCATTGTTCATGGTTTGAACTATAATTCCACTATTTTTCAATTTTTCAAACTGTTTTACCACATCTTCTGTAATTTCAACATTTTGAAAAAGAATCGGCATACCAACGTATGCTTTTCTAAGCATTTCCATAGCTTTCTTCGATTTTTCTTCTTTGGAATATGTAGCTACAACGCCATGCGCAATTTCTGAGGGTCTGGCAATGGTATCTCTTATCGCAACAATGGAATTATCTTTTGTAATTCCAAAGCAAAAATTTTCATATGGAATATCAGTTCTACCGTCCTGTGAAATAATTCTCATGGTGTCCTCCCTACTTAAAGCAATCCGGCGTCTCTGCGCTGGCAATGTCCGTCTCTGCGGTCTGCGGTGTCTGCGGTACTTCCTCAAACTCAACAGTGTTTGCATTATTCTGAATCTCCCTGTGAACCTGTTCCTGAATGGGTTCCATCGGATATTCCTTGAAGTCTCCATCTTCGATTTCTTCTTTTGTGTAAATACCCATTGTCAGTTCCGGGCAATTCAGACTAGAGAAGAACGATGCCGCTCTGTATCTGAGCATTAACTGTGGCATGGTTTTCCACTTACTTCCATTTTTCCCAAGCCATCCCTCGTCCTTTGCCATCTGCATATTGACTTCCATACCCTCAACTCTGCGACCGTTTTTCATAGTCCACGCTACGCATGAATAAGGCTTTCCATCTTTATCCTTTACCTCGTCATACTGCAACTCCATGTCAAACATTCTGCTTGCGTTAATAGAGGCAATCAAAAACTTACTGCTCCAACTAGGTCTTCCCTGTATCGGATAAAGGTTCTGCATAACCATCAGAGGGCTAATGTGCATTCTTTGTGCCTGTTCAATGGCAATCAAACAGTTAGACGGATTTTTCTGATATGTCTGCGGAACAATCGTTGAATCAGCCAGTGCCTTTGCCATCTGCATTGCCATAATAAAATTGTCGGATGTTCCAAAAATCCCAAGACTGTAATCTGTAACCTTATTCTTGCTTTCCTTTACCTCTGCCTTTTCCTGTGTCATTACTTCCTGCTTCTTTTCGTCTGCCATGTTTCTACCTACCTTTCTACCTTCTTGATGCCGTCAATTCCTATGATGAATACCTGGGTTGTCTTGGGATTCTGAATCAGTGCAATAGTACTTGCAAACCTATCATGTTTTTTAATTCTTAAAACTTTGTATTCGTCTTCATTTTTAACATCAGAACCTATTACAAAATTCTGTTTGTATCCTAAAAGACCACTCCATGTATCGTATAAGTTGTACTGCTTACTGGTATTCGTGACTTTTACGGTATCTCCCACGCAGATTTCGTCTTTCTTCTCCGGTTCTTTCTCCGGTTCGTAGTTTTCGAGGACAACATACTCTTTGTGCCATAAACCAACATTTTCCTCAGATTTTTTGCAAATACATCCTGATGTCGTAACGCAATTTACTTTGAAAATATCTCCGTTTTTATAAGGAATCAAACAAGGCATCGCATAAACAACCTTGATGTACTCACCGACTTTAGCTTTTCTCTTAACCTCCCGGACACCGTTATCAGGCTTCGCATCTTCGCCCATCAGCCGATTAAAAGCCAACTTAGCACCAGTACGGAAATCAAATTCATCAGCAGGATTGCAGTTTGCTTCTGCTTTCTCGCCAGTGGACTTGTCCAGCGCAACTACTTTGTTGTCATTGCGGTAGATGACAATAGTTGTGTCTACTTTTTCTAAAGCGGCAGAGAATATAGAACCTATTTGGAAATGTTTTAAACCAATGCTTTCCCCAACTACATCTTTGTAAAAAACAGTGCCACCACTGATTTCTGTGATTTCAATTACTGCATCATTGTCTGCAAAATATCCGCTTTTGTATCTTTCTCCAACCTTAAATTTACGTTTTACCATCTTACAGTCCCCACTTTCTGTCAAAATCTTCCATTGAATTTCTGAACTTTACATTAACCACAACAGCCGAAATCACCATGATTGCATATACAACAAATGCTAAAATCTCCGGCAGTAGTACAAGCCACCATGACCAGCTAATCACTCCAAGTAACTTCAGAGCAATGAAAACGATCGTTAAAACCTCTGTAAATCCCATGCTATTCTTCCTCGCTTCCTAAATCTCATTGAATGCCTGCACAGCAAACAACTCATTAGCAGTTTCCTTGTAAACCTTGTCATCGACACGGACAACGTAAATTCCATTCTCAAAAGAAAGGCTCTTATCAAAAATTCCAACCTTGGGAATAAAAACTCTCTGCATCTTCAAAACATTAGATTTTCTCATATTATTTTTCCTCGCTTTCCGGCTCATTCATAAATCCACTTGCAACTCCCTGATGCACTGTCACATCAGCTTTGTAAATCTCCTTGATGCTTCTAGGCATCACATGGAATGTCACATCTGTATCAGCAATCTTTCCTTTGAATTTCAAGGCTCCACGGTCTGAAAGTCCCAGGTACACACCCACGCAACACTTGTCATCAAAATTGAATATCACGGTGTCACCGGCATTGATTGTTTCTCCGCTTGTTGTCAGAACAGAAATGACTGTTTCTTTCTTAATCTGCATTCTCTTCATTCCTTTCAAACTCTTTCAATTGCTCCGCCAACTTCTTACATTCATCAGCAACATATTCTTCTGAACGAACGACATCGACACCAACAGGAAATTTACTTTCTATCATTTTTTGCATCTGATAAATTTCTTTACGGCTTGGGAATTTCTGTATTGCATAATCCAAATCCGCCTTATCTCCAGCGTGACCGCAATCGAACCCAAACCACCATAAATCACTTTTGATAGGATAATTTGAATTTGTTCCACCACCTGAATATGAAATACCTCCGTGACACTGGAAATATGCTTCAATTCGAATTCTTTCATCTTTATCAATACAAGCACCAAGCAAAGGGAAAATGCCACTTACTTCTCTGCCCCAAATATCTGATTTTTTAATTTCAAGATGGTAATCATAATTTTTTCCGTATAACGTATGATTCTTTGGAATGCCAACATATCCGCACCTGTGAGCCATATTTCCAAATATCACAACGCATTTATACCCTACGTGTTCAAACTCACGCTCGACAATGTAGCGTTTCTCTGCTTCATTACTCATTCTTCGCTTCCTCCACTTTCAAGCTCGCATCATCACTTCTGCGGAACATAATCAACTGACTGTCAACATCAGGAATCTTCCAAGGGTCAAGGCTCTCGGTATCGTCAACCATAATAGGCAATTCCACACCACACCGCTTCTGAAACGCATTGCAAATGTCAATCTCTGTCAGGATCCTTGCTCCGTGGTTCATGTTCCGGCTGTAAGGCTCTCCACGGTATGTAAAGTCACAACATTCTTCCGTGTCACCATTCACAAGAGGTCTAAACATCCGCACAGTGCAGAAGCAAAGGTATTTATTCACATCAGCTTCCAACAGTTCGTTCTTCTTCCGGCTGAATTTCTTTAAAAGTTCAAGTTGTGCCTGCACATCCGTAATCTTCTGTGCAATGTTCTTTCGCTCCTGTTCCAGTTCTGTGATACGCTTATCCACACTCTCGTTAATGCTTACACTCGCCAAAGACTTATCAACCACAGAAATATCATTGCGGATCTGCTCTTCATCACCTTTTAACTGGATTCTGAGAAGATTCATGTCAGTGAATTTGTTCATGGAAGCTTCTTTCTCAGCAATCTGTGACTGGATAGCTTTGTATTCTTCTGTGTTGGAAATATCCACGCTTGCCGGAATGGAATTTAATGCATTATCGGCAATGGCAATCTCTTTTTCCAACCGCTCCACTTCATCCTCGGTCTTTTTCAGTTCCTCACGCTTATGCTCCAGTTCTTCCTGATCCGCTTTGATATGGTCAGCACAGGAAGAACCCTCTTTGGTAATCAATTCCAGTTCATGTGCCTTATGCGTATCAAACTCCGTTCTTAACTGCTCTTTTTTCTCTTCCGGATATTCCTGTCCACAGTAGGAACAGATCAGAGAATTTTCATCAAATTTAAGGCTTTTGTTCAAATCCCAACTCTTCTTCAAATCCTGTCTCTTCTGTTCATACTGTGCGATACGCTTTTCCAGTTCCGTGATCTCTTCACGAATGGTATCCGCCTTAAGCAACTCTTTCTGATGCTCATTCTGAATCTGATTCAGTGTTGTGCGCTTCTCTCTTCTGTCCGCATCCAGTTTTTCATTCGCTTTCTGCTGTAATGCGCTCAACTGACCTTTTAACTCAATGATTCCATCAGAAAGCTTATCGTAGGACTTCATGCTGTTCTGCGTATCTGTCTGCTGCTTAATGTTCTCTGACAGCTTATCCAGTAAAGCTTTCTTTTTCAGTTCCAGTTCCGCAAGGTCAATATCCACTCTCTGACGGCTCACCTCGTCAATACGGCTCGGAATTTCATCTAACAGATCCTGCAAGCCCTTGGTTCCATTTCTTCCCCTTGTGCCGTACAACTGCGTATTGCATCTCTTTTTCAGTTCATCAACCGTACCGTCCTGCAGAACAGTCCTTAATGCTTCAAACTCCGGAAACTGGTCGCAAATATCGTCATTGCTGTGCTGACCAAACATATCAGCGAGAAGTGCTCTCTGATCCGTGCCACCTTTCAGCAGAAGTGTCATGGCATTGATGCAAAGTGAAAACTTATCTTTTCCGCATACACTCTCTTCCAAAAATGCTTCAAAATCTGCTGCCTTTTTTGGAATATCATTCACATAGTAATCCGTGACATTTCCGGTAAACTCGCCTTTCTTATTGAAGTTCTGACGGCATACTTTTTTCAGAACCTTGTCTGTACCGTCAATCTCCACGGTAACTTCTGCGGTAATATCTCCGTCAATGTCATTGCCGTCCTTATCGTGCGGTCTGATTCCGGTGATTTCTCTGCCGTTCTCGTCACGGCATCCAAAAATATACTGAATTGCTCTTTTGATCGTGGACTTGCCTGTTTCATTTACACCGGAAACTTCTGTACGGTCGTATAAATCAGTGTCCACTACGTTAGAACCATAGAACTTGCAGAAATTCTGCAAAAAGATGTGCTTAATCCTCATTTTTCCTTTCCTCCCAAAGATATAAATACAGTGAATTTACAAACATATAGATTGATACCGGCTTGTCTGTCTCATTGATTTCTTTGTATAACTCTGTGCTTGGGTTCATCTTATCAACAACCCACTTGATCGCCTGATACACGCTTTTTTCATTTGTGCTGTGTTTCTCTCCGATAATCCGGTAGATTTCAGAAAGTCTTCTGTTCCGGTTCTCAAACATCAGCGTTTCAACCTCGATGATGTACTGGAATCCCGGCAAGTACTGTTTCAGCCCCAGTTCTACCAAGATTTTTCTTATCTTCCTTTCCATTTCCTCACTCCTCCGGCTTTCAGTTTTCTGTTACGTGAATCACGTTGTCTTCTCCGATATACAAGATTCCTGCGTCTAACAATCTTGCAATCAGAATCTCATTCGCACGGACGATGGGGATAATCTGTCGTTTCTGCATGAAAATACTCCTTTCCTAACCATTTTTTCTTCCCGGTATTGCGGTTTACAATTCTGTAATAGAATGCTGTTTCACGGTCAACTTCCCATTCTTTCGGACTGTAAAATATCTTTCCGATGCACCCTTTGACGGTAAACCGCTTTTTGGCACTCATACGGTGTCCTCCGCAAGTTTTCCTTGATTCCACCATGAGGAATCACAAACGCTGTTCCTTGAAAAAGAAGTAGCACCATTAGTCCATGTAAATATTTTCCCACCTTCAAATTTTGCAAAATATCTAGGTTTCCAAGGGTCACTATCGGAATCTCTTACGTACACTTTCGTGTCCACAGGCACTTTCGACCAGTCAACCGTAGGCTCTACATATTCCTGTTTCGCCCATTCTTTGAACCTTTCACGGCATCTGCTTTTACCACTCCATGCACAATCGGAACAACGTATTACATTGCAATCACATAACTTTCCTTCTTTGTCCACAGCTATCTCTATACTATCAAGTGCCATGTCAATAATCTGTTCCGCATACTTCTCTCTGTTCGTCATTTTCCATTCATCCTTTCCAGTTCTGCGCTCCTGGTTAATATCCAGTCTGCGTAATCACTTAATTCTGTCTTTGTAGCTGCGTTCTTCTCTCCGTGGTAAACCATGAGGACAATTCCTACATCACAGTACTTTTCAAACAATTCCGACAAGTAGTCTGCTCCCACATGGATATTGCCGTCCACGGAGTAGATGTCCGTCACTTCCAAACGCTCCATGCGGTCTTTATGCCATCTGTCAGATATCTGCATCAGACCTTTGCAACCGCCACTTTCCACATCCGGTCTGCCGGAAGATTCTTTCTCGATCATTGCCATGAGCAGTTCCGGACAGATGCCGTATTCCTCACCGTACTTTGCACATGATTCCTGTGCTTCCTCGGAAATGAAACTACCGGCTGGCTGTGCTGTGGACGTAAATGTGATGGAGAGTGCTATTATAATAGGAAGAAACAGCTTTATTGTTGTTCTCATGCGCTTTCCTCCTCGATAGGTTCAATGCCAATCTCTTTCAGCTTGTTGTATAAGAACATTCTGCCTTTCTGTGTCCATACGGTAAGTGGCTTTGTTCCAGTGCTTCCGTCATGCTTAACATAATCATTTGTCTTTGTTCTCACATAACCCTTTCCCTGGAAGTCTGCATACAATATCCACTGGTCACCTACTTTTCTCTGAATGCCGGCTGTTCTTAAAACTGAATTGAACCTCACCGCACTCATTCCGTAGTCCTGTGCAATCTGTGTGACTGTCATACAGTCGTTAGATGAAAGAATTTTGTCCACATAGTCAACTTTTGGTGTCATATCGGTAATCACGGCATCCATCTGTTGTACAGTGGTCTGTAACTGCTTAACCTCTTCCTCTTTCTGTGCAAGCATCCTCTGTGCTTCGACAACTGCCAGTGCAATCAATTCCTGTCCGGTAGGGATATGTGCCTTAATGGAATCTTCCATTTCGTGGAAACGGTCAATGTACTTTGCCGTAAATTCTGTTCCCCTAACTCCGGTCATCTTATGTGCTATGAACTCGCAACCTTTCTTCGTTACAAGGTAGCAAGGTCTTTCCTGATTGTTTGCATCTTTGTACTTGCTTTCCGTAAAGAAATCGCCCGAGCCAATTTTGGCTTCGGCTAGCTGTTCAATATAATTTCTTATATCTCTCAGTAACTTGCTGTGCTCTTTCCCTACCATTTCCGCTACTTCCACGGAATATATTGTTTTCTGTTCTAATTCGTTCATTGTTCTCCTTTCTGTGGTATACTCTCCTATAAGGAGGTGATAAAATGTCTCATGAAGAAATTCATGATTTAGCTGTTGCATACGCAAGTTCAAAATTGAATGAATATCAGATAGACTGCCGTGATGCTATATTGGATGGCAACACAGATATGTCTATTGAAGAAATTCAGTATCTGAAATCTGCGTATGATTTTGCTGTTCTGCATCTGAATGAATAGGTTTGTATTTTTTACCATTCAGTGCATGAGAAACTGCATTGTAAATGGTCGTATGCTGTTTCTCTTCAACATTCATGGACTTCTCAATTCTTTTCAGAGTACCGTCAATGCTCTTTAAGGTTTTGAGAAGTTCTCTCTCAAATTGGTTTTGCATTTTCTTCCTCCTGCTTCTTAACAGATTCCTCTGCCATCTTCTCTGTCTTGCCGAGAATATATCCCTTGTCGAAATCGGACATATTCGGAATGGCTCTCTTTAACTTCTCAACGATTTTTTTCTCTTTTTCACTCATTCAATTCACTTCCTTTTCGTGGTATAATAATAAAAATTTCTTGGAGGTACATATTCATGGAAACATTAAATACAAATCACTTAGAAATCGCTCTATCAGCTATAACCTTATGTGTTGCGATAGTTTGTCCTGTTTTAGTAACTATCATCAATAGCATACACAGTACTCAAATAAGAAAATTGGAACTAAAATATGATAAACAGCTTTCCTATTATCAAAAGCAGCAATCCGTATTTAATCATTTTTTGGAATTTGCTTCCAAACAATTAGAAACAAATTATCCAAGTGAAAAAATAGAGTACATACGCTCTTACCATGAATTATTTTTATATGTTCCATCCGAATATTGGGATCAATTATCTTCTCTTCATGATTCGTTACTCAACAGGAAAAACGATTCCTCGGAAAAATTGCTTACTGTTACCCAAACATTGGGAAAAATCCTACAAGAATCTGACCGATTATTCCCAAAATTATAGTGTAGACAAGTCCGACAATTCTCCATCCGTGCTCGGATCTACCATGCCAATAACTCATAACGCAAGTCAGTAGAACAAACACTGTAATTGGTATTGCGTCAAGCCAACTATAATGAAGCATTTCCAATATTCTCACCTCTCTTCTGTTGACCTTGCGTTTTCCTAATAATACTTTGCGAGGAAATACCCTTTATCAAATTCAGATAATGAAGAAATAGTCTCTTTCACCCTTTCAGTTATTCTTCTTTCTGTTTCTTCCTCTCCATCTCCACCAACTGCATAAACCTTTAATCTGTCGGTTACCTGCTTTTCGTTTCCACAATTTATTTCAGATGTCATTTCCATTAGCTTTCTGACAGCATCCGTAAAAGGTAAATGGAAATATTCCTTTCCGATATTTAACGCAGAATATTTTCTAAAATGTGTGTGCATTTTTCTTTCTACTTCAAAAGGATTATCTATTGGCTTTGATGAATAATACTGCATTACTTTGTATGGTATTTGTTTTTCCCTTCTGTCCGGATCATTAGAAACTCCTATTTTAATAAAGCTTCCACAATCCATTACATATACCCTTCTCTCTCTCATATTTCCTCTTCTTGGTAACTTATGAAGTTACTTTGCTTGCAAAAAAAATATCCATAGGGTTGCTGATATTCAGACCGTCAATCATAATTTGGATTTCATCACTTCCAAAAACTCCACGTTGCATACGCTCATAAAAAGTCTTTGGTGTAATTCCAATCATTTCTGCGACATCTTTCTGTGTTTTGCCATTTTCAGCAATGACCCCACGGAGCTTTCTAGTATCTACCATTATGCTCTCCTTTCTAACTTCGTAACTTGTGAAGTTACTCTCATTATATCACCAGTTTGTAACTTGTCAAGTTATTTATTTATTGACAAGTAACTTTTTCGTGCTATAATAAAGTTACCGATAGGAAAGGAGGAAAAAGCCATGACGATAGGGGACAGAACAAAAAAGCTGCGTACGCTTATAGATATGTCTCAAACAGAACTAGCTGAAAAAATCGGTGTCAAAAAGCAAACTCTTTATAAATATGAGAACAATTTGGTTACTAATATACCATCAGATGTTATAGAGAAAATATGCAAGGCTCTTAATACTTCGCCAGCTTATTTGATGGGTTGGTCAGACAACCTTACGGTTGAAGAAGAGGAATTGATACCGGAACTGCTGTCAAACACGGAATTGCTTGAAAGCATAAAGAAGTTAATGTCACTTAACAGAGAGCACAAACAAACCATATTTGACAACATATCCTATTGGTACGAGAAAGAGGGGCACTAGATGCCCCATTTCTTTTGGAAAGAAACAAGCATCCCATGTAGAAATTTCAGAAAATTCTTATCTTCTATACCATTAACGATTTCAATAATCTTATTTCTGTAATCTTCTTTCCCCATAGTACACCCCCTAATCTTTCCGCACTTGGTAGCGATACATCACATTATAGAACATATGTTCTTAACAATCAATATATTTGACTCACGTTTTTTATTGTTGTAAAATATCAACAAAAGAGGGCGGTGAAAACGCCAATAAACACCGCCCTCGCCAGAACTTGAAGTCCCTTGAAACAAGGGATGTTACAAGTGTATCATGTGAAAGGGGGATAAAAAACATGATGAAAAAAGACCGAATCAAAGAAATTTCGACACATTTATCAGTCAACCGTACTAATTATATGTTAAGTTTTCGTGGAAATCTCCATGAATTTCTAAATGAACCGGACATGACGGTTTACAAGCTTGCTGATGAAGCTAATTTGCCTTATTCTACGCTTAATTCACTACTATACGGTAATTCTAACGACACGAAGCTATCGACCGCTGTTGCGCTTGCTAGAGCCTTTGGAATCAGTGTAGATGAACTGGTAGGTTGCGGCACTATGGAAGATAAGATGTTGGAATCTGTCAAGATATGCCGCAGTCTGCCGGAACACTCTCTGTACCTTATCCGTTACTTCATACGTCACCAAGCTAAAATCTATTCCAGTCTTGAAAAATCGCACAAGTATATTTCTGTCCTTAATCCACAACTTATGAATGGAATTATCGCAACCACAAATGCTGTGGAACCCATGTGCATAGACAACTTACCGGAAGATATAAAATCCAAGACTTATATCGGTTTGAAAATTCCCTGTGACTACTATATGCCGTTTTATCTTCCAAGGGAAATTATTCTACTTTCCGCGGATCGGGAACCACAAGACGGTGAACGATGTATTGTAACAAGTAATGGTGGGATATATATTGTCGTGAAAACCCATATAATTGAAGACGGTGTAAGAAAATGGAGATATGTTCCGCTCATGTCTCCGAACAGCATACTCCCGGAAAACATTATTGATGACATGATAGGATATGTGGTTGGTTTCGTTAACAATGACGGTGACTGGGGAATCAGATAAATATATTAAGAGCATGGCTTTTACACCATGCTCTTTTTGATTGATTTATTTTTGCTTCTAATCTCCGCCCGCCAGATATCACTACTTCTGTAAATGGCAAGTTAAACAATGTACCGAGCATAGAAAAAATAGAAATAGCAAACGGCAAGATATCCTCTGGTGTACTTGTGGTCACCGATTTGATCCCCGAAGGAAAGAATGCATTTGCATTTATAATTACTAATGGTACAAACATTCAGTCGCACACTGCGCAAATATGGAAAAATTTAAACAATGGATCGGTTAATGTATCATTTAAGTTATGGTCTGAAACTACACTCGTTATGAATGGTACAGTAAGCGGGATTTTACTTTGCATATAAATGTGCTATTAAAAACATTCTCATTTGCAGAGAACGATACTATCTATAGTTACGGATACGGTGCCAGAATTTACTCCGAGGAAAAAGCAAAGGTATCCGTTACTTGCTGCATCGGATATATCCAGTACATTATCACCAGTTACAATCCTCTGATAACCGTCCTTAGGTGCCAGTCTATCTCCATAATTTGTTTTAGCGGTATTCAAGTTTGCATATGCGTTATTACTACCACTTCCGCTAACGGTTGCATGGAATTTGACTTTTTTATACACGGTGCGATCTATGAGTTTTCCGGATCCTATGACTACGGAATATGAACCACTCGTATTAGTTGCATTTGTAGCAGACATTACTATGGCATTTAAATTTACGTTGCCAGTATAATTACCGCTCGTTTTGGTAAATCCGCCACTTATATCCGTATTTACACTACCTTGACCAGATATAAAGAGAGGTATATCAGTTTGTTCTCCTGATTTCCAATCTACCCAAGTGCCATTATATAGGATCTGTACAGTGTCAGTGTCAGTATTATAACGTACGCTTAACTTGCCATTTACATCATTTATGGCTGCATTAGTATCATTGATGTCTTTTGCACCGAATGAGGTTCCTACTTGCGTATATTCGGTAACATCAACAAAAGAAACAGTTCCATCGTCATTTTGTATTTGCTGATATTTTCTTAACTGGTTTTTAGTTGTGTCTAATACATCATCAACATAGTTTGTTTTTAAATCTGCCATAATTACACCTTAAATCCTTTCTGACCGCCAAGCGTAAAGGCAAGTCGGTTCTGCGCTTTTCTTTGTGCTACTAACGTATTGTATATTTTTAATTGCAACGATTCTATTCTGTTCCAGTCTTCATATGTTGGAACCGATTTATTCTCTTTCCATGTTTTAAATTGTTCAGGAAATAAGAAAGTGGAACTGTTAATTTCTGCCAACGTAGTTTCAAATAAAGTAACTTCATCGGCATAAATCAGATCTGCTTCAACCTTATCCTCTCCAAGATTAAAAGATGATATTTTATACATAGATTCTGCAGTGCTTTTTAGTTCCAAAAGATTATTTTTAATACGGTTGTAATCTGTATATAAAAAATAATCTCCTATATATGTTTCACTATTCCATTCAGAAGACCAATTTGTTTTAGGATCTGCCCACATTATGCTTCCTCCACATCTCCAAACAATTCTATATATTTCTCTGTATCATTCAGCCCCAAATACTCTTTTATATCTTCTTTTGTTTTGGGAACTATTTCTCCGTTTGGATAAAACAAGAAAAAATTACCTTTTTCTGTTCTGAATATTTTTCTGTTTGTCATTTCATCAACATATATTATTTCAGAAGTTTGCGTGTTATACAGAAGACCGTTAATTATTTTTTTCATTACAACCTCCTTATGTTCTCATTGCTCTTCGTAATTGTAAGGATCCATTAAAAGCACCATTAAAGTTTAATTTGTGTGTTTCCACTTCTACTTGTAAGCTGTTTACAATATCACTTTCCATGAAAATAATATCAGCAGCTTCCAGCACCGGATCCCCTCTGTATTGAACATCATAAGAAATATTATTCGCATAATAATTCCCAAGCCATTCAGCAACAATCCTTGCATGATCTTCCGTTGAAATAAGTTGATTTTCACAATACCTTATTTCGCCAGAGTTGTTAATTGATTTCTTTAGATATACGTTATCTTCAACTACTTGCGGTGTATTATCCTCTCCGTTTTGAAATGTATATATTTTGACAAAAACATCTTTTGTTTTTCTTTCTGCGTATCCATAAGGATTTTCTGTCATAGAGTCTTTTTTCAACTCATAATCAGATAAATCTCCAAAACTGATTTTATCAATCAAAACTCTGTTTTTAGGATATGCTTTTGTTATCTCGAAACGAATACTGTCAAAGTTTTCAAATTCATCATTTAACAATGATTTTTCTTTCAAAGCATCATATTTGAAAGTCTTAAGAAGTGTGTCTCCATTATATGTAGATACTTTCATCTCTTTTGGAGGGTTACCCTGGAATGAAATATACAATCCATAATACGTGTATGCTGCAGGAAGTTTTAATGTAAGCACTGGATTCTCCGAAAACAATCCATTTTCATCAGAAACATTGCTTGTAACATATCCTGTCTGTTCAATGGCTGTACCGGTATTCCTCGGAAGAAAAAGTTGTGAACCGTCTACACGCATAAAATTCCTTGTCAGCTCTGCATATACATTGTTGTTTCCATATAATACATTAGTGGCATTTCCCCACCATGCAGTTCCGTTTGATGTAACCTGCATATCTGCCGGATCTATAACATTTGCAAAGTTGGCTTTAATATTTACTCTTCCGTCAGAATCTACAAATAAAATGCATCTTGAAGCGTTGCACAATAATTGCAAACATTCTTTGTGAGGTGCTTCCGGCATTGGATTGTGTAGGCTCACATCTCTTAAACAATCGTCAACAAAATACTCGTCAGGCTCGAATCCGGCATCTTTTAGAATGCTAATAGCTTCTGCATATGCTGTTCTATCGTATATTTTGTTTCCTATTGTATAGTTGTCTTCCAAAGTTGAAAGAACATCATTCGCGGTGAAAGACATTTGATTTTTTTTAGAGTTCCAGTCAGTCAAAAGCATTGTGGCTTTTTTATGCCATTCCACTGTTTCGTCTGACAGGACCATTCCGTATGATAACTCCATTTTTTGTCCTGTTTCAAGGAAATTGATAAATGAATTATCATCGTCTACATTGTATACATTGTTTTTATCCAGTATTGTTACAGATAATTTTCTGTATGGAATCTCCGCTGAAATTCCATTAACAAATTCTTCAAAAGATGCTGTTGACACATCATTATTTCTATATGTCAATCCAACACCCATTACGATTTTTTCTACTCTAAGACGTTTATTTCCTCCGACCATAGATATAGGAATTATTTGTATATTTGTGGTGTTTCCGATTACATCCGTTGTTGAAAAATCGTGTTTATCATTTGTATAAGTCAATTCTTTTTCATCTGTAACAATTTTGAAGCTAGTCGGGTAATATTTCCCGAAATCTATCGTAAGTCCTTTGATGGAATACTCTTGTGGAAATGCTACTTTTACAGTTTCCATTACGTTTTGTGTGGTTAATGGAGCATTGCGTAGTTGGTACAATCCGCTTGTCTCTCTCGGAAGAAAATACATTTGACCGTCTACACGCATATAATTTTGCTCCAATGTAGCATATTCCGTATATTCTGCATCATTTCTAAACGGCAAAACCTTGTTTCCCCAATATGCGTAATCACCTTCAAAATGAGCCGTATTTTGTGCATCACCATTTACTACACCGAGAGTAATTGATATGTATGCCCTGTCTCTTATCTTTTTCTGCATTGCAGACTTATAAGCGTTAGAAGCTTTTATCATTCTTCCCACCCACAATCAATTAAATTGAATTTACACGTTTCATAGTTCCTATAAAAAATATCATCCAAAAACAACGGCTTGCCGGTAGTGTCTCCTGGATACATTGTGTGTGTATGCCTTACATTGTCATCCCCGGTAAACGTAACCAGCACAAAAAATGGCTCTAAAGCATCTTGCATTTCTTTCCATGTTTCCGCATCTAAACCATTCCATTGAAGATTATTTATCTTCCACAATTTTCTTCCGACTTTTTGACCGACAACTGCAGCATTTACATTTCTTCCTGAATCAACCGTCTGCGACCGAACTATTTCCATCCCAGGAGCCGGGCACGGAAAGCGTACTCCGTTTACTATGATGAAATCACTTGCTCTTGCTATCATTGTGTTTTCCTCCATAGAAAAAAAGAGTGGGAATAAATCCCACTCTTAAGTAATAATCTGTAATCCCATAGCTTTCTGACCCCTTAAGTTTGCCCTTGCTATGTCTCTATCACCGATATTGACAGATGTTTCTTTTGCAAGTAACTGCTTAAGCAGGTCAATTTCCTGTTGCATCATGCGCATTTGCGCTTCTGCTGTGGTGCTAATGGCATCTTTGATTCCAGTGATTTCCACTCCGCCGGCAACCGCTGTTTTGCCACCTACTGTTCCGGCAATCTCCGGTACACCGTTTTCTCCTGCCATAAACATTGTGTATCTGCTTGGAACATAACCGCCAGTTTCAAATTTTGGGATAGTGATATGTGGAATTCCAGGAATATCAATATTAAAACCGACCCAACCAGCCGCGTCTCCTAATGCTTTCCTCAATCCGCTTGTCATGCCGTTTATGGCGTCAATTACAAGGTTTACACCACTTTCTGCTATACCAGCTATCGCATTCCATGCACCCTTAAAAATATCTTTGATTCCATCCCAAGCAGTTGACCAGTCTTTTGTAAATACTCCGGAAATAAACTTAATCAATCCGGAAAATGTAAGTTTTAAAGATGTGATTTTGTTCCCTATAAACTTAAATACAGTTTCAAACATCGGTTTAAAATCTTCCCATAAGTGATTTACTAATGGGGATAACACATTGTTCCATAGAAAATTAAACACTTCTATAACAGGACTTACTTGTTCTACGACATAATTCATTATATCAATAATTGCATTAAAAGCTGTTCCAAGCACACTACCTAAAGCATCTGCTAAAGGAACCACTACATTTTGCCAAAGCATTGTAAGTATGTCTGCAACAATCTGAATTGCAGGATTTAAGATATTTCCAAGGAATGTTCCAAACGGAACAAGCACTCCATTCCAAAGATTTTCAAAAGCACTTTGCAATTTCGGAAGCACTTCTTCACCAACATATTTTAATGCCGGATTTAGCATATCCTGCCATATGCTTGTGAATGCAGTCTTCAAAAATTCTCCTATCGGAGTAAGCACATCTACAAGCCCTGTCCATGCATTCTGTAAATCTGGTATAACCGTTGTTGTTAAAAACTCCATTGCAGGAGTGAGATTATCCGCAATGGCTGAAATTGATTCCTTGAAACTCTTTCTAACATCCTCATTTGTTGCATATACAAGTGCAAGTCCTGCTACAACCGCTGTGATAGCCGCTGTTGCCGCTACTGCTCCTGCACTAATACCACCAAACAATCCGGTTGCTCCTGCCGCTGCGGCTCCCTCTGCTCCTGTTGCCGCTCCAGTTCCCAGCAGACTTCCAAGAATTGTTTCTCCGATTCCTGCTCCTGCCTTACCACCCATTGACAAAACAATAGAATCTTTGATTGCTTTCCATAATATATCTCCCAGTCCGGTGAATTTCAAAAGACCTATTGCTGTCAGAATCGTGGTTTCAATCGGTGCAGCATCAAAACTTCCTTTCCATAGATCGATTGCCGCATCTATGGCAGTTTCTATGAAATTTCCGGCAGATGTAAAGATTGCTGTCCAATCCATTCCGTCCAAGAAACTACCTATGTGTCTTCCGATTTTTTCCCAGTCCACAGAATCTATTGCTCTTGTGAACCAGTCAAAAATACCAGTTACCAGTTTGGAAGTATCCATTCCGGCAACTTTAAACCATGCATCAGAATCAAACTTAAATGCATACGCCAGATCTTCTATAATATCTTTTACTGGCTTAAACACCTTGCTTACTTTGTCAGCCCAACCCATAGCCGTATTCTGCATTTTGTCAAATGCTTCCTGCCATACTTTTTCGTATTCAGCAGTAGCATCCATGATTTCTTTGGTAAGGTCAATTCCTGCTCCACCAGCAGAAGAACTTCCGTTTGAACCGCTATTAGGATCAATGATATTTAATTCATCAATACCAAGTGTGTAACTTTTAGCCTTTTTTGCGCTTTTCCCAACTTTATCCAGTGCATCTGCCGTGTTTTCCAAATTTTCATTGTACCCGGATACACCTTGACCGAATGCAGAAAAGTCAATTTTAATTCCCAGTAAGCTTGCCACACTAACAAGCAGTCTCTTAATCGCAATTACGACACCGTTAATGACAGGAAGTACTTTTTGCAATACCGGAATAAACAACTGTCCCAGTACCATGCCGGCTTCTTTTACGTTGTTAGTAAACTGACGAATCATGTTACTTGGAGAATTGATTGTATTCGCCAAGTCTCCCCATGATACCTTTGACTGGTCTAAAATTGCCAGCAAACGTAACTGCTGTTTCTCTGCCTGTGACATTTCAGAGACAGCTTTTTCAATGCCGTATCTGTAAGCATAGGTCTGCAATGTGGCATTCGTGATATCAATACCATACTTATACAGTGCTCTTGACTGACCGATCAAACCGGACTGTAAGTTTGTTGCAACTGTACTGAAATCTACGTTAAACAGAGATGAAATGTCCCCGGCAAGCATGGTCATAGACTTTGAAATTGCCGTAGTGACTTCTCCTGTCTGCCCTAAAGAGTTGGTGATAGATGCAAGTTGTGAAGCGTACTGCGTAATCTCCTGTAAATTCAGTCCCAGGTTCTTCATTCCGCTTTCAGAAATCAGTCCACCGTCTACATCTACTTTCAGACCGGACATTTTACCAAGAAGTTCATTTACACGGTTTCCGAAACTCTGCGCATAATCCTCTGCGTTGTCGTAACCGAATTTTTCAAAATCCTTGCCCCATTCCTTGCCGACTTTATTAAATGCTACCGTGTAGTAGTTAAATGCTTCTATATAGTCCGTAGTTCCCTCTATGGACTTCCACAGACTTTTAATTCCACGGATCACAAGGAAATATGTTGCGTAGAATCTGCCGAAAGCCGCAGCAAGACTGAATGTGCTTTTCGTGGCTCTTCTTGCGCTTACCGTATAGGTGTTCAGATTACGGCCTAAAGAGTTTGCGGCTCTTCCGGATGCCGCACCAGTAGATGCCAGTCCTGCCAGTGCGTTTGTCATGCGGATGATATTCTCACTTACATTCGGAACGGTTGAAAGAGTGGTGAATAACTGCTTCAAATTCTTTGCCAGTAAAGGAATGTTTGTGATTGCTCTGCCGGATGCCACACCACCAAGTCTTGAAATCGAAGATGCTATGCTCGCAATATCCCCTACTCCATCTACTTTTGTTCCTGCCATGTCAGCAGAAAAAGTCTTCAGTGCAGATGAAATCCTGCTTAATCCGCTTGTATCTATTTTCCCCATTCTGTTAATGGAATTTGTCAATGTGGAGATATTCTTAATGCCGCTTGTATTCATGGAACTGGCGGCATTTGCGATACTCTGTATGCTATTAGAAATGCTTGTCAGTTTGGATGTATCAATGGACAAGCTTCTCTGAAAATTCGTAAGGCTGTTTGCTAACTTATTTAGTGCGTTACTTGCGTTATTCGCATCCGCTTTTATTTTAATCTGTAAAGAATCAATATCCATACCGCACCGCCTTTACCGCAATAAAAAAGGAAGTGTCTGCCACTTCCAAGAAAAAGAGCGGCAAGCTGTGACACCTACCGCTCCTAAAATCACTTTTTGAGATATGCCCTTGTAACCGTACCGATTTTTCCGTCCACTTTGATACCGACACTCTTTTGGAATGCTTTTACTGCATCAGAAGTGGTTTTTCCAAAATATCCGTCAATGTTCGTCTTACCTTTCGCATTTACAGACGGCATAAAGCCTTTCCTTACAAGTTCGTACTGCGACCACTTGACATCATTTCCCTTCATCATTGCCATACGCTTGTAATAAAGAAGTCTTTCCGGCTCTGTATAAGGGTTTCTATGGCTTGTAAAATCCTCATATACGGCATCTAATTCCTTGTACCATACATTCATGTCTACATTTCCTACAATACCGCCTACACGCCCTTTAGAAGTGTACTGCCAGCCTACCATGTTAGGTACTTGCGGCTGATACTTTACATCACACTTGCCGTTGTTCTTTCCGTACCGTGCGATCCACATGGGATAACTCACACCGCCATAAGGCTTAATGTATGTCTTGTAAAAACTTTCCCCAGTGTATACACCGAACTGTAATCCTGCATCGGTGATAACCTTTCCGTAAGCATTGATAATAGAAATAATATTTTTGCCAAGACCTTTCATAACGGCATCTTCAACATCAAGATATACTGTCACTTTTCTACCGTTAAGAATAGTAAGCACTCTTCTTGCATCAGATCGTGATTTTGCAACCGTTGTAATATATCCGTATTCATATACTCCGTGCACATGGACATTGTGCTCTTTACAACCTTTCCAGTTCTCCTCGAACTTCTTGTCCGGGTTCAAATCCTTACGGATGACTTTCAGAATAGCAAAATCAATACCGTTCTGTTTTACCGCCCACCAGTTAATCGTCCCCTGGTATGAGGACACATCAATTCCTGTTAAACTCATGTTTGTTTCTCCTTTTTTGGATGTGATAATTCAAAATTAGCCTGCATTGCCATAAGCCCTGCGAGGAACGCTTTCCTTTGCTTCTGAATTTCTTTTTCATTATTAGCAATGTCCGCACGTTCTATAATAGGCTTGTCAATATACTTCGATTGTGCTTTTCTACCGTTTAGGCAATGGTCTATTGCAAAGATTAATGCAGATATTCCATAATCTCCCCACCGTTGCCATGAGTTCCTATCTTCTTCCTCTTTTTTGAGTTTATATCCTTTGTAACACCACTCTAATTTTTTAGGATTCAGATGTTTGAACTCTTCTATCGAAATTCCCATGGAAAAAGCAAATGGAAAATATTCTTCCCATATTATTTTGTGCCAGTCGATTTCTTCTTGTGATCCTGTGGCATCTTCGTTACCTTGCTGTCCTCTTTCTCCATCTCTTCCTTGGTCTGCGTCATCATTTCCGTCAGACCCGACAGTTCGAAAAAACCGTCTTCTTTCATACAGTCTGTCAGTTCTCCATACAGTTTCACAAAAGACAGACCATTTGCTTTCATGTATTCTTTCATTAAAGCATTGGATTCATCCGGTGTAATACCTTCATGGTTTTCGATAAGACCAGCATAAAAAGCCGTTTTGCATACATGAGGAAATTCTGCAAGCATATATCCGCTACCATCTACAATTTCTTCTGGTGTGGGATTCTGTACATTTTTTGCTTTTTTAGCTACATAGCCACCGGAAAGCATAAGAAACATCTTTTGAATCAAATCCTTGCACTCCACAGCACCGAATCCAAACTCTAAAGTATATTCAACATCATTAACTAAAATCTTCTTCATAAAAACATATCCTTTCCCCAACATTTTGTTGGAAAGGAGCCGCCCGAAGACGGCTCTCTTTTTGCTAAATCAATGTTTCGTCTACCGCTTCATCAAAGTCAGCCACGGCAGTGTTATTTGTTTCTGACTGACTTTCTATTCCCCCGTTGTAAGTGCAACAGTAGAATCCAAACCTTTGTATTCCTCAATGGTAAGGTTCATTTCAATTGTCAGAAGTTCATTCTGTCCGATCTCTGGCTGTGGAATCTGCTCGGGCGGCTGTGCAACAACAAAGAAAGATTTCTCTTCTCCGGGAATGACAGTTTCAAACCACATTCTATTTCCACCAGTAAGAGCCTTATAGGCTGTGATAAGTGCAGTCCATTCAGCCACGGTCTCTGATGTAAAGTTGACTGTGACTGCAAAAGATCCACCAGTATCTGCACGACCTTTTACATATCTGGTGATTGCATCTTCTAACGCAGAAGCATCAATCTGTTCAGGTTCGATGTTGATGCCGCCAATGGCATTGATTCTTGTAAGTTGCTTAAAACTTGTAGGTTTTGTTCCGGCGGTTGTCTCTGTACCATATCCGAAAGTAATGCCTAAAGTAGAAACTCCGGCTGCTGCCATAATTTATACCTCCTTAAATTTGCATAAAAAAATAGAGCCGAATGGCTCTAATAGTTACAATTTATCATCAGCACCTACGCTTCTTCTGAACCGTGCAGTGCTTCTGTATGTTTTCTGCGAAGTGCTGTTAAACTCCGGCATGGAATTTATCTGAAATCGCAAACGCTTGAAAAGTCCGGCAACCGTAGACATGATAGCTTCAGCTTCTTCTTGACTTTTGTTTGTTATCACATCCACCTGGTATGATGCTGTGATTCCATTAACAGAACGTGCTTCAAGGTCTTGTCCTGTCTCTGCGAACGGCATAGCATGAAAGTACACCGTAGGGAATGTAGGGTTTGACAAATCCTTGCTTTTGTCCGTCACATAAGCTTTAGGATGGCTCTGTGGTATCTTCATTTTTAAGTACGATGCAATCTTGACTTTGAAATCTGATACCCACTGATATTCATTATCCACTACCAAACACCACCTTTGCTGTCTGTGATACAATATCACGAAGTTCTATTGCAGTCAGGTACATAAATGGTCTTGACGGCATACCTTCTGTAAAATACCATTTACCGTCATCCGCAGGATAAAACCATCCATATCTTCCATCCGCAAGTTGCCTTATGGTTTTTCCGCTTGCATATTGCCAGTCAACACCTTCCGGTAGTTGATATGGATATGGCGACTGCTTTCCAACAACACCAGTACCAAACTCCACGAAAGCCGCATGGTCTGTACCTGCAACCACAGCCCAAACACCGCCACCCTTTACGGAGCCAACATATTCCGAATGGATGCTTTGCAAAAGTTCAGATGTAAAGACAGCATCAAGGTCAGCAATCTGCACTCTAGCAATCTCTACACCATTTTCTGCCAGTGCTTCAGCCAGTAGCCTACATTTATACTCTAAACTATTTTCATAGTCTTTAAGAGCCTTTACAGCCGCTTGTATTGACTTTGTGTCAAACAGATTGATGTTAATTGTCTTTCCCATATCACTTCACCGTCTTTTGCAGTAAAAATAAATCTGCTGTCAGCCCTTCGTCTGCAACACCTTTGACAACATAGTCCGCAGTCTTGCTGTCCACAAGTCCGTCATCGTCACGACCTACTTCTGACTTCTTCCAGATAACATCCCCTGCCTTAATCGGCAAATAGCCTTTGTCGGTCACAATCTGACAATACGAACTGGAATCATCAATACCAAATTCCTTTACTAGTACTTCCGACAGCTTATTACTGATGTTGGCAGAAAAAAGGACGGGTTCTAAAAATTCCGTAATCGTTCCTTTGATTGACGGAATTTTTTCACCTGCAACTTCATCGTAAATAATGTTACCGTTTTTGTCACGGTTATAAATCGTAACTTTTTCTCCCTGCCGTGAGTACTTCATTTCCTGCTTGTTAATGTCAAGCATCTTTCTTCACCTGCTTGTAAATCTGATTTACACCAGTGCTTGCCAAACCGGAAACAATTCCGACCGCAATCGCATTCAGCACATCATTTGCCGGGAAATCCGGAATAACATACATTCCTACTACTCCGAGAATGCCACCGACAATGCCGACAACAACAGGGATGTAGTTATCCTTAATAACCGGAATCAGCTTCGCTCCAATACCGGCAAGATAACAGATAACCACGATTGCAACACAAGTTCCTACCTGTGAAAAATCCATCATTCCTTACCTCCGTTCTCTTTAATGTTAAGTCTTTCCTCAATTCCATCAAGTCTATGATGCGCAGATGCCGTACTGGCTTCAACCTTTGTCAGCTTCTGTTCATGCTCTGCAAGCTCTTTCTTCATCTCTGAACGCTCGCTTTTCATTTCATTGATAGTATCAAGGATGGTGTCCAGTTTCATGTTGATGCGTGTGTTTTCTTTCACACGTTCCTCAATATCCTTTGTGTCTGTTCTTTTGCTATTTTTCAGACCAATGTAGACGGAAAAACCGAGTGATAACACGCTTATAATGATTGCTGTAGATAACTCTATAGTCACATCATATACCGCCTTCCTTGTTTGTTGGCACACCGCCCACCACCCTTAAAGTGTGCCGCCTGCAACCTTATTACTGGAATCAGTAACATGGTCACGCACAATCTTCTAAACCCCTCGATTTCGATGGGGTTATAAAACTTTTGCAAATGGAAATACACCAACAAACAGTTCTTCCCGGTCTCTCCATGTTCTCGACACTCCATTCTCTGAATAGCTTGCCATGAAGTTTTCACCTGATTGCGATCTGTCATACACGACAAGATTAACCACCACGGACTGAAATTTTTTCATATCCGCAGCAATCTTCTCTTCCGTGTAGCTTTCCGGGTACATTCTCTTTGCTCTGATGTCGGCTTCTGCTTGACTGATAAGTTGTTCCAAAAGAGGATTTTCTTCCAAATGGTCAAACACGACCTCGGAGCTTTCAGAATCAATATGAAATTGTTTCAGACGGATTTTTACTTGCTCCAAAGTCGTATATTCTGCCATGTGCTACCTCTTAAAGTTCAAACTTTTCAATAAGAACCTTTTTCAGTTCTGTGCCTGTAAGTGCTTCGGCATCTGCAATACCCTGCTCTTTTGCAAATGTTTGCAGCTCCGCAGTGCTCATGCGGTTAATTGCACTCTTTGTCGGCAATTCCTTGCTTTCCTCTGCATTATGGTTTTCTTCCGGGATTTCATCCCCCGGAAGATACCAGGTGCCGTTGTATTTCACCTTATGGTCAAATTTCATCCGGCGCACCTCCTTAGTAGCACTTAATTACATAGGTGCTATCCATTCTCTCGTAGGAAGGCAGTACGATTTCTGATACTGTAGTCTTGGTTTGTACGGGATCCTCTGTTACGCTGACAGCAACAGCAACACCAGTATTCACAAGTCTTACATCTGCGGCAGGATTACCCATGAGTGTACGCTCTTCGGGAGTAGTGCCATACCATGTGCTACCCAGTGCACCGTTAGGAATAAGGGTCGCAAATCCATCAGGATAAAACTTATGAGCAGTTCCGCTTTCATCCTTGTACTGCTTAGTGTATACAATGATGCTAATGCCAAGTTCGGTAGAGAAAAGTTCCTTTACTCTCGCATCGGTCATAAATACATTTGCGGTTGTATTCTGTGCAAGAACAGCACTCTTGATCTTTTTGTTCTGTTTTAAGTAGTTCATGGTCTTCTTAGAGACAATCATGATGGAAGGTCTCTCGCCAGTAGCTTCTTCTACGGCATCAATGGCTACGGAAACATCATCCATAGGATCAGAGTTCTCGGTATCAGACCACTTATCGGTCGTAGTTGTAAGTTCTGCAAAGTTGTTGGCTTTGTAGGTTCCGTTAGGGTCATAGTTATAAGCGTAGGTTACACCGTCAGCCTGAATGGAAATCTTAGGAGTTCCGTCACTGGGTGCAAGCAGCTGCATAATCATACGTTCAGGAACTACATCAGCACCTTCCACAAGAGTATTTGCATCATCAAAAATTCTGCTTAATACTTCTGCTGCGTAAGGGTCTGTGCTGTCCTTAATACGCATGATTTCCTGTTCGTCCTGTTCTTTGATAATCATAGATTCACGGAAGAATGCCATTTCTGTCTCTTGCATCTTGAATCCTTCACGGCTTCTGATAGTGGAAACTGCATCAAAATTAGATGCTTTCAGGGTAACAGGAAGTCCATTAGAAGTCTTAATCCACTTCAAATCCAGTCCCATTTTCTTCTTGGCGGGGAATAAGCCGGAACCAAGATATGCAATTTTATTACTTGCAACTTCTGTATGCACAAGTGCGATTGCTTTCGCATTGTAGGCATCTCTAATGTTCATTATTTCCTCACTTTCTACCGCTATCTTTCAGCGGTCAGCGGCTACATCTGTCTGTAGTCGGTTTCAGTTATTCAAATACAATCAGTGATAATCCTGTCTTTACACCATCGGCAATGGTAATACCTGCATTTGCGTTAGCATTTGCTTCATTTACACAGGCAAAAGCCTTAATGATAGTTCCGTTGGGGTTGCTATCGTAAACATCGTTAAGCAAAATACCTACTGCTGCATCATCTGTGCTTCCGCCATTTACTTTCTTTCCTGTCGCACTAATAGGATTACCAGCCTTGCACACACCATTAGTGAAAGCACTTGCATCCAGTTTAATAGGAACAAATAATTCACCGCCCAGCTTTCTCTTAAGAATTTCTAACTGGGTAGTTACACTTGTTTCAGAGAATTTCATTTTGTGTACCTCCTTATAAGTACTGGCTAACTACAGCTTCGGCTTCTTTGTTTGTTCCAGCTAAAGTCTTGCCAATCTTTTCAGCCGCTTTTTCGGCTTCTGTTTTTTTGTCATCTTTTCCACCGCCAGCAATTCCACCTCCAGGATTAGTAGATCCGTTTGCAATCTCCTGCTCCTTGGCTTGTGCCGCAGCAGTCTCTTTATCAGAGATAATTTTTCCGAGAACATCAAAATCAAAACTGCCGTCATCCTTTACAACCTGTGCCGCCTGTTCTGATGTGATTTTGAATTTGTCAGCCGCACTTGTACGCTGAGTTGCTAAAGTCTGTGCTTTTTCCAACTCTGCGATACGATTATTTGCTTCCTCTAACTGCTTCGCTGCCTTTTCCTGTTCGGAAAGATTTTGGTCTTTCATGGCATTAAACTCTTTTTCAATGCCCTGTAACCGTTCCAGTTCAGCATTGTTTTTGGTTGCCTTGGCATTTGCTGTCTGAACATCTTTGCCGTTTTCGGCAATAACCTTTTCAATCTGTTCATCAGTTAATCCCATTGCCGCTAAATCTTCTCTCTTCATAAATTACCTCCGTTATGTCCTACGTTTTTTTACGGTGCAACGACACCGAGTGACATTGCCGATTTGTACGCTCACGGCTTTGCGAATTTTTATAAAATAAAAACAGCTACCTATTTCTAGGCAACTGTCTTATTTTGCATTTGTTTTACAATTTCCTGTGCTTTTGCCATCTGCTCTTCCATGTTGATAATGTCAGCAGTTTTCCACAGAGCATCAAGGTAAGGTTTGGAAAGGTTGAAAGTCTTTTCACAATCTCCCCAAAGTCCAACCGTTTTGATTGCAATAAGAGGATGAATACCGCACTGCAGAAGTTGCAGTAATGTCTGCGACTTGGTATACATATTATCTTGTGGACTGTGGTTGATCTGCACATCAAAATCTCTAAGAGTGATTTTCAGATCCTCTTTCTTAATGCGGATAACATTCAGCGCAACCTTGGCTAGTCTCTTCTCTGCTGTCTTAACAACCGGATCCTTAAGCCTTGCTCTTGATTTTGAAAAATCCCATCCGTTTCTCAGCTCAACCGCACCCTGCGTATCACCGCCAGTGTTTCCTTGCTTGTTCGGTATTCCCAGAATTGAAAGTGCGCTGTCTGTTAAATCATCCTTGGAAACCTGTGTCTGCGTTTGGTCAAGTTCCTGAGACATGACATCCACATCAGACTTATTGTCTTTATTTATTGACTTTACAACCAACGCATGATTCATCTTCATTTTTTTGAACTCTTCTTCGTCAATCTCGCAGTTCACAAATTTGTACCACGCCTGGATGAACTGCTCTATGCCGTCCATTCTGTTTGACTGCGTATTATTGATTGCATCCAACAGATCTATAACAAGTTCAATATCAGACAACCGTTCATGGTTGTTCGGAAATTCTACAATCGGTATTCCACCAAATCCGTGAAGTTTCCATGTATCAGGAACAACCGCGCTGTTTTTTATCTTACATTCATAAGATTCCGTGTAGCAGAGTTTGTACCACTCGCCATTTTCATCTTTTAATTCCTGTACCGCCAAAATCGGTTCTTCAGAACTGCGGTTGTAAATAACAAACGTGTTCAGCGGATTAGGTGCAACCACACGTATAGGCACATCTCCATTCACAATTTGAATAGCTTTAAATGATGTTCCGGTTGCCGACTGCCACTCACCAGCTTTTATGTCTTTCTCATGCTTATTTGCATCTGCTAAGTAATCATTCAGTTCATCTACTGCCTTATTTACAGCTTCATCATCTTTTCTGCTGACAAACTGAATAGGCTCTCCGTAAGTCTGAGCGACCTTGAATTGCACCCATTCAAAAGAATGGTTCTCTACTACTCGATTGGTGATATCATCATTTGAAATCTTTGTTCTGTATAGTACCGGCTGGTCTCCTTTGTAGTACTCCCACAAATACTTGATAACTGGCTTGTTGTAATAAAAAACACCGATGCAATCACCAATAACCTTTACAATGTTGTCTTCGGTTATCTGCTCCACATCCGTATATGCAATTTTTCTACCGTGACAACCCTTTACAAGGTCTTGAAATTTCATAGTGTTCATATTTTCACCTACATAAATGTCATTCCGCTGCTTTGGTCTCTTTTTGGAAGTTTCTTGATTTCACGTTCTCCGGTCTCCGTATGGTAAACAACCATTTTATTGCAATTTCGGCACTTATATGTCTTGTCGATGTGTGATTTTGAACTGCATTCACCGACCAACCGTCCGCATCCCGGACAGTACACTCTAATTTTTTGATTAAAAATCATAAATACCTCTTTTCTGCGCACAAAAATACCGCCCTTGCTGATAAGAGCGGTACTTCTGTAGTCTTCACATGATCTGAGGAGGAAATGAAAAATATCTTGGAATCTTTCTGCATCTTAATAGTATCACGGAAAAATCGGACATATCGGACAAGTTTATATGGAACTATACGATTTCGTATGTTTTTTCAAAAATATCAGGCTTGCAAGGGTAAAATTCTCCATTTACTCCTTTTATTATAAAATCATTTATAGATACGTTCATATATCCCTCTAAAGTTTATATTTTCATGATTACATGAGGTGAAGATTTTCCTGCTCTCCAAGCATCATCGATAATTTCATATATAAGCGATTTCCCAACAAATGCTTTTATTTCATCTAAGTTAATGCCATTCCATCTAATAGCTTCAACAATAATAGGTATCTTTCTATATTTTGCCATTTTTATACCTCCGTATTATTTTAATTTGCCATATAGCGGTCAAATGCTTTTCTTACGCTATCCTCTGTGTTTCCACCACCGATTCTATCAGCAACCTTGTTCCATGATAATTTTTCAATAAAACGTAAATTGATGATCCGTCTTATACGGCTGTCCTGAACGCTTGCAATAAATTCTTCGACTTCATTATTTTTTTGCAGTAAATCGTCCTCTAAAAGCTGTAAAGTAGCCTTTCTGGAATAAAGCAGTGTCCGTTTTCTGCTGTACTCTGGATAAGGGAATCCTTCAATACGAAAATGTTCAGTGCCGCCGCATCCACCTGATACGCTGTCAACAACATTCCCATCCGATTCAATTTTTCTGATATCCGATTCAAGTTTTTTAATCTTCTGCTGTACTTCTTTGATTTCTTCCTGTAAATCTATGTATTGAGATAAAACCTCTTTAGTCACCATAATCAATACCTCCGTCCGAAAGAGAATGGGTTTTGAATTGCTTCTACTTTTGCTACCCTGTTTCCGTTTGTAATTCGCAATGCAAAGTTTGAAAATACATCCGGTACATCATCTAACTGTTTTTTTCCTGAAACAGAATACCTTTTCAGTAACGACATCATTACACCGTATGGTTCGTTAGGATTATACAATGATGGATCCTTGAATATTACGTGTTGTAAAATCCAGTTAGAGCACTGGAAAATTCTTGCTTCTTTGTTTGTCTCTGTCGGTGTGTCTGTGATGTTGCATATCCATCCTTTACTCTCTACACGCTTATTTACTTCCATTGCCACACGGTCACCGCCGGCATTACGCTCAAATTCGCACTCTTGCACTTTATTATTAACAAGTACATTTGCAGCATTTTCATACTGCATCTCATAATCTGCAGTATTGTCACAAACAGCATCCACGCAGTAATAATCTTCTCCATACTTTTGCAATACCGGAAGAACAAAAAAGTCGGTTCCTTTTCCCTTGGTATCGCATTGCCCGGTAATAATTTCCGGTTCCCCATGTGGCAGATTAAGATAACGTCTGATTTTTTCTTCCGGGAATAACAATCCCTCACGTTCAATAGGCTCCTGCTTGTAAAGACACCTATAAGAGATTTCATCCATGAGTAATTGTTGATCTTCAAAAAAAGCAACCGTGAATCCGGAAAATTCGTAGTCAAAATTGCTTAATCCTGTTTTTGGGTCAATATCCGGAACCGCAATTACTTTTACTCTCGGATTCCCTTCATACATATTTTGGATCCTACCGATTACATCGTTTACGCTCCACCTGGTAGCAATATGGATCTCTTTGCAATTCTTTCCGTCAGTATCTTGTGTCTTTCTTTGTCTTGCATCTACCGCATACTTGTCCCACAGTTTATCCAAAATTATAGGATTCATAGCTTCTTCGATGCCACCGATCATGTCATCTACGAACAAAAACTTTGATGCACGTACTTTACCAGCATTTTTACTTCCTACGGATGTGCACTGAACGGATGGAAATGGTTTATATTTGCCGATGTTAAACTGCTCCATTTTTGCGTTAGTACTGGTAACAGAAAGATTTGGGAAGATTTCATTCCAAGTGTACTCGTCAGAATTTGTGCAAATATCGTACACACCGTCATAGTACATACGTGTAATGTCTCCACTGTGTGAGTAAAAAAGGTTGAAATCTCTCGGAAACCATCCGGCAACCAACGCATTCAGCATTTTCTCGACCGTGGTTTTTCCAGCACCAGGGATAAGAGACACGCAGAGGATATCGTATATATCATCAATCATGCCTTGAATGGCATCCATTAGACCGATTTTAAGAAATTGCTTTCTACGTGGCATATAGAACCGCTCTCTAGGTTCTCTTTTCTTTTCCAAATAGCGGTAGGCACTGTCCACAACCTTATTTTGTGCTTCCAGTAGGAGGACATCGTACAATTTATCTGTCAGAGAATAGTGCGTCTTGTTTGCAAAGGAATACTTTTCCAAATCCCATATTGTTCCTCCGGTTCTTTCCATGCAGAAACGCTCTACAATGCCTTTAGAACGATTTGTTATCTGTAAGCCATAAGTTATATCCTTTTCGCCATTTATAGCCACTCTGCAGGCTTCTATGTACGCATCAATGACCTGTTCATCAATTCCCTTTCGCTGTATGTAATTGTCATAGCTGTTTACTGCCGATATAAGGCTCTGACTTGCCAAAAGAAAAAGCACCTCCACGCTGTCGCAGAGATGCTTATAGACCTCTGCCTATAATTGTTCTAGGTTAGCGACCAACTCTATTTGTTAGCCGGTGATTTTGTTTATGTTAATTCATCTGTACGCCTTGTCATTTGAACCTGTGTTCCATTTTCATCTGTTGTGCATACAGTTACACCTCTTTGTATGGATTGAAGAAGTCCTCATCTTTTCCAATTTCAAGATGCTTTTTCAATGCAAAATTTGTTATTCGTTCCCGATTAAACGAATTACTGACAATATAACTTGCAAGTTCTCCATCTTTCCATCCGTCCGTACTTGTCATAGAATCATAAATCTGCTTATATTCTCCGGTAAACTTATTAAATTCAAACCATCCTAAGTCAAGTGTTACTCCATAATCATAAAAACCCCTGTCACACCACTTTCTGACATAATACATTAACTGCTTGTACGAAAATCCAAGCCTTTCAAAAATATTACCAATAGTTCTTATGCTCAATTCCCGATCGCTAGAATGTAATTTTCTTTTCTGCTCATTCAAGCAAGCTCTGAAAAATATTTCTTCTAATGGCTTCATTCTTCCACCAACTTTCTGCTCACACCTCGTATCCTGCCTTGCGGCACTGCTCCTTTATGGATTCCGGTAACTCAATCCCATTTTCTTTTACGTATCGAACCATTTCCGCTAATTTCTCATTGCTGATTTTTTCTATAATTTCAGAATCTTTCAGTCCTGATTCTCGCAGCTTTAATATCTCGTTCCATTTTGAACCGTCTATCTTATAACAGTAGTCACGATTATATAAAACGTGACTATGTTTATCAAACATATTTGTACAGTCAAAAGCAGTACCCGATAACCTTGAACAAAAATGAGCGTTTTGGCAACAATCACATTCAGTATCTTTTTCAACGTACTTTTTCGGTTTATATTTCTTAAAATCTTTGCATTCAAAATCTAAATCTGTATCATTACCTTTTGTACACTCATAAATGGGATATTCTTCCCCTGTTTCTTCGTCAAAAGAATAATCGACAGAACAGTATTTGCAAGCAGAACAGTCTCTAAACATCCTCATATCCTCCGTAACCCATGCAGACGGAATCGAACCGCCGACACACATCCTATGCGGATGCTGCTCTTCCACTGAAGCTATGCATGGTAATCGCACCGTAAAACCTTTTATGGCTTGCGCTTGCCATAACCAAATGTGCACCGCCTACTTGTCACTGACTATCCACACAATCTCACAGTCTTGTCTGTTCTCTACTTCATAGGCTTGGTTTTCGCTAAACATATGTGGCTTACGTTTTAGCTAGGGAATAGTTGCCGTGGGAGTCGAACCCACCCGACCCAAACAAGGTACGACTACTTTTGAATCTGCAAATTCTACTCGCAGAAGTGTTTTTCGTTAACCGATAATGAGCAACTACTATCCATATATCTCCCATCGACCTGAACTATTGCAGTAGTACCAGACTAAGTGGAGATAAGGATAAACACGCCCGGAAAGCATCGAACTTTCGTTAGAGGTTTTGGAGACCTCTTTCTGACCAACAGACAGACGTATATAAAGTTTTCACGATTTTTTGAAACTTGAAACGGTCAAACTTTTTCATTTCTTTCCAAAACAAGAGGATTTGCCATTATCTCAACAAAGCTACTTACTAGTATTTTCACTTCTCAATAATGACTGCTGGTCGAATCCTTCATCGACGCACGCCGTACACAGGATTTGAACCTGCAAGCCTTTTACAGCCAACGGTTTTCAAGACCGCTCCCTCACCACCCGGACATACGGCAAATATAGCATGGTTAATTGCTAGAACAGGTATCTCAACTCACAATTATGCATATCCCCCTGCGAACAATGATATGCGTTCCCACTCGTATAAACGCAGTGTGTAGGATTCGAACCTACAAGGCGAATAAACGCCCGGCGGCTTAGCAAGCCGTTCCAATACCATTATGGGAACACTGCATCTTGATGGTGCGATTTCTTGAAACAATCCATCCGTTACGACTATCAACCACGCACCTGCCCAATAGCGTCTTTTAGGATTGAATGAAAAAGTTGGGATGATGGGACTTGAACCCACAACCTATGCCGTAGAAGGACACTGCTCTTTCCATTTGCGCTACATCCCAATGTGCCGTATAACCACAGATGAACTTCTGGCATATCTATCTGCTACCTACCGACTATTGCAATCACGGTATCGTCTTATCACCGCAGATAAAGTTTTCACCGCTATATGGTTGCAAGGCTTCAAGCGGTTACGTGGAAAACCCTCACGAGCCTTGCGACGGCTCTTAACAGCATTCCGCTATGAGGGGAAAGGAGTATTCCATGTAGGTGGAATATTCGCAGATGGCAAAGACCGAAAGAAGAAAACATCTGCGAAACAGGACTACCAGGATTCGGACCTGGGATGCAGCAGTCAAAGTGCTGTGCCTTACCGCTTGGCGATAGCCCTAAACTCCGGGAGAGAGACCATCTGCTCCCGGATTATTTTTCGTGAAACACCCTATATTGCTTAATTATCACGCCTGCGCACGGTACTTTGAAAAACTTAGTGTTGTCGAACGCATTATTCCATTTTTCGTTTCCCGCACACAGGCTGCATACACTCTTGATGCCTTGATTTCTCTGCCACATATCCAATGCCAACACAACACAAGATATTTGGCAATAATAATGGCTTTATGAATTTAACCCATTCAACAATGTGATATGGGATAATTCGCATAATCTTCGGTAACCACATAGGCTATACCCACATGAAAGTTATTCCAAATGCAAGGAACATTGCAAGTGCGAAGAAAGTAACTCCTTCTGATGCTGTTTTCTGTTTTGGAGCATACCATAAAGCAGATATTGCTAAAACTGTCAATACCAACGTTGTCATTATTTTTAAAATCATGAATCCAAGCATTTTTTCTTCTTCCTTCCTTCAATTTCATCGATCATTGCCATTACCAGTGCTTTAGCAAACTGGCTATTGTTATGCATTTTAATCAGCAGATTGCCTTGCCGGATAAGATACGACCAGTCATCATCCGTTTTCGGATTAGCACACTCTTTATGTATTTTCCAAACCTCTGTGTAGATCTCTTTAATCTCCGGTGGCAATTCACATTTCTCCTTAACTGGCAAATCTTCTTTAGGCTCTTTATCAAGCCTGCTCTTTTGGTGCTTCATCTGACAGCTAACCATTTCTGTAACGTTCTCACGGTCTCTTTTGATTCCGTGACCTTTCAGAAATAATTCGCATTGCAGAACTTCACCACATTTTGAACATTCGTCTTTTATCTCTTTCCCAAATATCTGCATACGCTTAATCTCTACCAGTGACTACTGCTCTTAAAAATACTCCGATGATGAACAGGATATATACCCATGCAGGAGCATGCAATTGAACCAGTATCCATGCTAAAACTATGTAAATGAAAATCATGTGGTACACCTCCTAAGGGTCTTTTTTATTTTTGAGGAAATTTGAGGGACTAAGTAGGGGCTGTTCGCTGGTCCTGTCAGACCCCCTCCCCCGGTGTGCCATGCGGCTTTTCAACTATGCGCAAAATTCGCGCTTCGCGCAGTCTTTATTGACACATCCTTAACTATGCAGTATTTCCGCATGTTTCCGCACTTGTTGCTACTTATTTGCATCTGTGTTGTCACTGTAATACGCTCCGGAATCGGTCAACATTGATGTATTTTTATCTTCAGGCAATACCAATATGCGCAATTGTGAAGCATCCAACACCTGCCTTGGTTGTGTTTGCGTGTCAATACCTTTCTGCGCCCACATCTTCCCTACGTCCTCATCATTGTTTGCTATTGCCATTTCTCCCATGGGGTTAGATGCTAGACCGTTTGTGTTTTGTGCTCTCATTGCTTCTCTTAGTTTTTTGTAAACGTCAAAGCGGAATGCACTTAGTTCACTGTTGATTCTTGCATTCCTATTTCCGTAGTATTTAACCTCTTCCCCTTTATTTAATAATATATTTATATAGCTACATTCTTCGCTTATCTCTGTATCTGACAGCTTAAATATATAGCCACTAGATCTATTAGCTTTTTCCCAGAGGTTTAAAGTATATCTATTTATGCCGGTTAAATTACTAAACTGTATTAGCTTTATAACTCCACCGTATAACTGGTTAAGCCTTATAATTAACTCCGTGATACTCTCAACCTCTTGTACGTCATAAGTCTTTAATTTTGATTTAGACCCGTTCTGTGTGCTCTCTCCTGGTGATGGCTTAAACACAGATAAATAAACCTCACTCAATATAGCGTCTATAATATCTGCTCTCTGTTTAGCAGATTTGGAGTTGATATCCATAGCGTTGTTGTATGATCTGTATAAATCTTTAAAAGTGACTTCCGCAAGATCTGAAAGACTTACAATCTCAGCCATGTCCTGCACCTCCTTAAAAATCTGCAATAAAAAAATCACTAAGCATCACTTAATAAACCCATGTTTTTTTGATCTCCTCCACAGATCAGGCAAAAACATAAATTTACAAAAGTGATCAGCTAGTGACTTCTGATCGGTTCCGGTCTGTCGGCTCCGGTGGTCTTGGTTACAATCTGGGCGGCTGCATATCCAGAGGGGGTTGGATTTACACCGCTGTCACTCGCACCGTGTTAGCGTCGGCTCCCTAACTGTTTTTATCATACCATAAGTGCTATTTATAAATCTACAACAACCTTTTACGCATTTGACAATTTGTTGTGGTTGTATGTCTGCCGGTGATCCAGAGCAAATAAAAATCATGCGATTAAAAAATATCATCCGGTTAAATTTGACAAATGGGATTTTTTGACAGATAGATAGGTAATTTTTGCAGATGGGTACATGGTGGCAGATGGTCAGCTCTAGTATTTATATATACTTGGTATATCATTGTCTTTCTGCACTTATTTATTTTTATTTTATCTAAACTTTATTTTATCTAATCTCCTTTTATTTAATCTGCGTCTACAAAATGTCTACAATTTGTCTACAAAATTTAGCACGTTAAAATGTCGCAGTGAAAATAGATCAAGAAAAGCAGGCTGTTACACCTGCTTTTCTTGTTTATGCTGTTGCTCTTTCTGTTCTTCTGATCCGTTCCGCTCTCGCTGTGATCCGGTCAATTAACGCCCTGTCACCGTATGCGGTTTTGATGTCCAGCAACTCCGGATCTGTCATGCTCTCCAGTGCTTGGAGCGTTTCCGCTTGCACTGTTTCCAGTGCTTGGAGTTCTGCCCGGTTAAATTCTTTCAGCCGTTCGGATTCCGTTGTTTCCAGTTGCTCCCGGTAGTACCGGAAGAACTGCCGGACGTTTGAGCGGATCCGGGCGGCTTTCTTTGCTGTGATCTGCTCCGGTGTTCCTTTCATGTCGTTTGCTCCTTTTCTCTTTGTATTCGTTCAATACCTTGCTTATAAATTTCTTCCGCTTCTTTCCTCTTGCGTTCCACCCATTCAACGTTGCTTTCGTCTGGCCGCTGTCCTGGTAAGCCTGCCCATTTCGGAGGATGTTTTATAACTGGTTTAACTTCTCCGTGCTCTCTAGCGGCTCTTTCTGCCGCTGTTTTGGCTTGTAAAGCGTGTAGCCGTTCATTTGCCTGCATGAGTGCGATTTTCTCGTCTATGGGGTTTCTAGAGCCTGTCACGGGCATTTCTTTCGGTTGCTCTGTCACTGTCTGCGGTTGTACTGGTTGCAATGCTGCGATCACGGCACCTATAACAAACTGGTTTACACTTACACCGTTCTTTTCTGCCTGCGCTTTTATCTGCGGTTCTAGGTCTTTCGGGAATCTAATCATTTGGTTAAATGTTTCCGACATTTTAGCACCTCCTTTTCTTGTGATATCATTAATGTGATATCATTAGTTTTTTATGATATCATTTGTGTGATATCATGGCTGTGATATCATGATATCATTAGTGTGATATCACTTGTTTGATATCGTGATATCACTATAACATTTTGTGCCTTATGTGTCAATATGTTTTTGTGCCTTATTTTAATATTTTTTCGTCGTGCTCCAGTTTTTCCGCAACAGCTAATTTTATAAAATCATTTACACTCTTATAACCTAATTTATTGATACGGTCTTTTGTGCCAGTTGCAAAACGGCAATTCACCCGTTCAAATTTGTTGTCGTATTTGTAAATTGCTTTTCTTGTTGCGTCTGTTGTTTTTCGCTCCATTGTTTGCACCTCCTTATATAAATGTATCTTTATTATATTTGTTTGTGCCTTATATGTCAATAGATATATGTGCATTATTTTTTGTATTTCTCCATTTTTTCAAGTTCTGCCGCAACTACTTCTTTAATAAACGTGTTCGGCTTTTCAATTCCAAGCTCTTTCATTTTGTCCCTAGTGCCTGCCGGAAAAACTATATTTATACGGTCGTTTCTTTTTTCGTATTCTCTACTAGCTTTTAATTGTGCTTCACTTGTTTTGTTTATACCCATTCTTATTACCTCCATACAATATAAATATAGCTTTACTATACTATATGTGCATTAGTTTGTCAATAAAATATGTGCAATATACATTTTAACTAATAAACGCATGGTTATATGTGCATTATTTTGTTAAATATTACATATTGTATATGTGCAATATATTTGTTATTATAATATCAACAAATAAAAAAGCCGGTGACACCTACCAAGCGAACACCGGCACCCAAAAAGAAAGGCACCCATATTATAACACGGGTGAAAAGGTAAAGCAATATGAGTAAAAGAATTTCACGGAAAAATCTTCTGGCAGAGGGTCAGCGTTTAGACGGTATCAAGTTAGACGGCAACTGCTACCAATTTGAGAATGCAATCCATTTTATCAGCTGCTTAAAAGATGTTCCGTCCGGCTCTTATTTGTGCGGTGCTAATGATGATAGAATTAACAACATCATCGCAGAAATAAAAAAAGCGTATCCAGAAGCTAAAGGATGTAGCGCAACACAGCTTTTCTATTCTACTGGCACTTACGGTAACAATGGCCAATTATACAAAATGGAAATCTTAGACAAAGAATGGAACGCAACCGGAGAAAAATTTTATTTTTACTTTTAATATGTGTACATCGTCAGATACTACATAGAATTGGAGGACTGAAACAATGATATATATTAAATGTGCAAATTGTCAGCATTTTGAAAGACTTATAAATGATTATATTTCTGGTGGTTGGACTTGTAGCGACCTACACGGAAAAACAGCTTTTTTATATAAAGGTTCTGCGCAATTAAAAATTGAATATTAAGCAAGTAAGACAGGCTTACACCGGGGATCGTGCCCCGGCTTGCTTTTACCCGGATGCCGGGGAAATTTGAGAATATGGAGGAAATGAAAATGGGAAAAATAAATATTGATATGTGGTATGGAGACAAGCCGGAACAGGTGACAGGATTAGACATATATTTTAATGATTTAGGCGGATTTTATTCCGGCAATCTTCGCATTTTTGGGAAAATTGTTGGAGATTATTACGCCGACAGCGTGCAAGACATAGAAAAAGCATTTCCACACCTTGCAAAAGATATTGAAAACTGTTTGAAATAGCCGCCGCAGAGGATGCCCGCCGGATCACTACCGGCGGCGGTTTTATGGGCGAATTATACCCAAAAATTAAAAATAGGAGGTTACCATAGGATGAAAGAAAAGAACCTTGAAAGACTTTACAATCTGTTAGAGCGTGCGGAGCGAGAGAAAGACACGGAGACAGCCGCCGCCCTGCGGTGGGCAATTTTTGAACTTGAAAACAGATAAAAGACGGTTGCAAGCCGTCTTTTTGTCGTGTTCCGGGTGATATGCTACCGCTTTCTGTGGTCTATTTGTGCTACTCTTCCACCTGATCCGGTCAGATCCTGCGCCCGGATATATTGACGGATTGCGCTGTTTTGGTGTACAATCAAATATTACAAGGGGGATTTTATCAAAATGCGAAACGTGGGAATAGGTCATGTATACGACATTATGGAGAGCGTAGCGGATGCCGGGGAACGGTTGGAAACAGTTATAAGGGTTGAGACTGCCGCCGGTGGTATGTCTCCGGAATCTGCAGAGCTGTTGCGGTCTGCCTATGATTCTATGCTTTCGGCAGTCGGAGACCTTGCGAAAGCTGCGACACGTTGACCGGTTCAAGACTCGCACCGCAGAAGTGTGCAGATGTTCCACACTTTGAAACGGTCTGAAAAAATCAGAGAAAAACCTCTGAAAACGGATTTTTCAGCTTGAAAAGTGCTACCCCGGGGGGATTGAAAATTTTTAGCACGAAAATTGTAGAAAAATTTTCTTTCAAAAACCTATGAAAACGAGATTTTCGGTTGAAAATGCAGACCTACGGGGGTATCAAAAGAAACACATTAAAATTTTTTCAATACTTCATATCTATTTATCGACAGAATACCACAAATGTGTTAAAATTTTATAAAATTCAAAATGAAAGGGGTAATTACTCTATGAAACAAAGTGGTTTAGGAATTGCTTCGATGATTTTAGGAATCATCAGTATTTTGACAGCTTGTATAGCTTTCGGAATTGTGCCGGGAATTATAGGTGCTGTTCTTGCTATCATTGCACTATGTCAGAAAGACAAGAAACACGGCATTGCTATCGCAGGACTGACTTGCTCTATTATCGGAATTATTATTTTTGCCATTATGGCATTGTTTGTAAATAGTGTATCCGATAGTAACAAGGAATCTACCGGCACACAGGCATCTGTTTCTGCAATACAAGAAAGTTCTACCGCAGTATCAGAAAGTACACCGGAATCAAAGGTTGAAGAGGTAGAAGCACCCAGTGGTACTGTTATTTCTCCCGGTTACACATTCGATGCGGACGGCTTGCAAGTCACTATTAATGATTTTGACCTTGACTACACTGATTATGAGGATGAATACGGTTGGAACGCTCCTGCTGATGGAACAAAATACATTATGATTGATGTTTCTTATCAGAACAACAGCAAAGATGATAAGTATGTAAGCATCTACGATTTTCAGTGCTACGCAGACGATACAGATTGTGAGCAGAATTACAGTGTTGTTGATAGTTCTTCGTTGAATGCAAATCTTTCAAGTGGCAGAAAAACATCTTACAAGATTGCATTTGTAGTTCCGCAGGATGCGCAGAGCATTGAACTGGAATATGAAACAAGCATTTGGACTGGAAACAAAGAAGTACTCAAATTACAATAGAATATAGGATTTTAAGGGCATCCGCAAGGGTGCTCTTATTTTTTATGTTGCGAACCCATGTTCTGCATGATATAATATGTGTCAGTTAGGAAGTCTTGCGCCACGTCCGGAGAGTGAAAGCTGATTAGACAGCCTAGATTGTAACCAAGACCCGGAATAAAGACAGACCAAAAAAAGATTGGAAGTTCGCTACTCCAACAGTAACAGGGGTAGTGGGCTTATTTTTATGCTCTTCTGCCCCATGACAATGTATTTGTTGGAGGTAGAAAATGTTAGTTGAAATCAAAACAGTAAACAAAGAAGAAATAACCGTTGTAACAAGCCTTGATGTTGCGGAAACGTTTGGAAAAGAACATTATCACGTAATTGAAGATATACGTGAGATTGCATCAAAAATTAGTACACCCGAATTTTCGGGGCTATTCTATGAGACAGAATATAAGGCATCAAACGGAAAGAAAAATCCTATGTATTACATGAACAGAGATGGCTTTACACTTTTGGTCATGGGATACACGGGCGAGAAAGCTATGCAGTTTAAGATGGCTTATATTAAGCAGTTTAATGCTATGGAAAAGGCTCTTATTGGCAAAATACGTGAACGTGAAAAAGGAATCGGTGTCCGCAGGGTACTTACGGATAGTTTGCAGAGGACTTCCGAAAATGAACGGATGCACGGTCATGCATACTCTACCTACACCGATTTGATTTATAAATCAGTATTCGGAAAAACAGCAAAGCAATTACGGCTTGACCTTAATATTGGCAACAAAGAAAACATCCGGGATTATCTGACTGAGGAAGAACTACTGTTAGTTCAGAATGCAGAAATGCTTGTAAGTTCACTGGTTGGATACGGTTGGGGATACGGAGAAATTAAGGAATTTTTGGAAAATAAGTCGGTGAATAAACTGGTCGGATGATAGACTCCCTAGATTCAATCTAGTGCATTTTTATTTTTTGAAAAAGTACTTGACTTTTCTTTGTGTCCACATTATACTTTACTTGTACCCACAAAGAAAGGAAGTGAAAACATATGGGTATTCATAAAGGAACAAAGTTGACTGACAATCCTAAAAATCACATTCTTAAATTCCGGTGTGATGATGAAACTTCTGAAAAACTGGAATATCTTGCTGAAAAGAAAGGAATTACAAAATCGGAGGTTGTAAGAAAAGGGATAGAAATGCAGTACGACAAAGAAAAAGAGTAACCACTCATTACTTTCCCGGTAACTGGTTACTCTCCCACTCCCAAAGAAGTGATAACTTATTTTAACATCTTCTTTTGGGAAAATCAATCAAAAGGAGAAGAAAATCATGGACAAATTTTTAGAAATCGTATTCGAAAGTCAGATTATAAACACTGCGGAAAAAGGAGATAAAGCATCAGAATATTTTAAGCCGTTCTTTGATAAGCTGCAGGAAATCGTGAGTGAAAAGGTCTTTGAAGAACTCATGGATTCTTTTTCAGAATGTGAAGTGAATACTATTAACTACTATGCCGTAGAGGGAATGAAGCTGGCAATAGGTATTATGAATGGTTCTTACGTTCCACAGATTTAGGAGGTAGCATATGACGGAACTGGTAAACGTTGAGGGAACAGAGTTAAGTATTAGAGAATACAATGGTCAGAGGGTTGTTACATTTAGGGATATTGATGAAGTGCACCGCAGACCTAGCGGAACTGCAAGAACAACATTCAACAGAAACAAAAAACATTTTTCAAAAGGTGTAGACTACTTCGTATGCCAAACATACGAAGCAAAATCATTGTTCGGAATAATTGCTCCTAGTGGTCTTACTGTTCTTACAGAGCGTGGATATCTTAAAGTAGTGAAGCCGTTTAATGATGATTTGTCATGGAAAGTGCAAGATGCTCTTGTGGATGCTTACTTTGTGGTAAAGAATCAGCAACCGACCACAGCAATCGAGGAAAAGCCGACATTAGAGCTTGAAACAGACTGGTTCTGTATCAACCGTGGCAAAATCAACTACATTTGCCGTTGCTACGACATTACATCAAAGGAATATATGCACCACTTACTTGAAGTTTTGGGAAGAACGTATAATTTTGATGAAGCAAAGAGAATTTACAGCGCAACGACCGGAAACTGGAAATGCAGAAATTCCGAAGTAATCACATACTTCCCACAGCTTTCAGACCTTGCATCTAAAATTCTTCAGAAAGACTTAGAGGACTGTGCAAAAGAAGAGACCCCATAACAGGGGTCTTTTCTATGCCATTATTTCCATGTATCCGCTTATCAGTTCATCAGCAAGCGCAAACACTTCTCTTCCGTAGGTAGCCAAAAAGTCGGCAACAATCTCTTCTGTCTGAATATCCATAGTCAAATTGTAGGACAGGCAGAACGCATGGCACAATTCATGGCACAGGACACGGTCATAGAAATTACCATGAATCATATTTGATATGTAAATGTCTCTTGTGTTCCTGTCTGTCATGCCAAACGTATATGTACCGTCAGAACGCATCAGCATAGGGCTGTGACTGCCTACGAGCCTTAAATTCCAGTCCATTCCATTTATCGTGAACAACTTACCACCTCCAACATAAAAGGGGCTAAATAAGCCCCTTAAGTGTTTTAACCGATTTTTGTTACCAGTGCAGACAGCTTATTCCGCAGTACCGTCTTTTCTTCCGGTGTTGCATCGTTGATGATCTCCGTCATATCGTTTGCAAGTTCGGTCATGTAGGTGTTCAGGTCACGGACTTTTGCTTCTTTGTCCTGCTGTGTATTCGACTTATGCAGTTCCTTATTTTCCATGTAGGTTCTGCGGCTCATTCCACTTCTTCCCTCTCTTGCATCACGCATACCGGATGAAGAAGTTTCAGTGTAGTACATACGCCCCATATCTCTGTCCATGTCACGGTGATACATTTCCGGGGTCATGTGGTAATAGGGTGGCTCTTCATAACCTCTGCGGTAGGTTCCACGACCTTTAGGTGCAAATCTGCCGTCAGCATAGCGGTAATGGTCATAGTACCGTCTGCCACCGTCACCGTAACGTTCAAACATTTCCATGTTTTCGTCCGGGTCATATTCCTGCATGGTTTTTGTCAGCTCACGGTAGTAGATTGCTTCGGATAAGTCTTTCATCATGTCGATGACTTTTCCCATTTCGCAAGTGTCTACATGGTCGATGCCCTTGTCAAACTGCGTTTTAGCGCATTCAGAAAGTTTTTCAATCATTTCATGCATTCTCTTAACATCCATGATTTTTCACCTCCTACGCTTCACGAACGGCAATCAAATTGCTGTTCTGCACTTCAATAGCTTGCGTAGAAGTGTTCTGAACGGCTACCGTACTGCAGCATCCACGAGGAACATCAATGTAAGCCTGCGCAGATACATTGAAGAAATTCTCTACTGCTGCCGGAGTTACAATCATTCTTGTGGACTGTAAAGGTTCCCCGTCTACCGCCAGTGCAAGGGAAATTTCCCCAACAGTTCCACCAGTGGGAATCTGAATGTTACCGGAATAACTTACAAGGAATCTTGCACGACACTGATTAGTGATACCTCTTAACTTCACAATTCCGGATCCCTCTCTATGATTGATACAGTTACTTCCATTTACGGCAGTTTCAGTAAAAGCAACGTCCGCTCCTGCTGCCACAGTCTGTAATGCTACTGCTGTATATTCAGCCATAATAAATACCTCTCTTTCAAAATCAAAGGGGCAAACCATATAGTCTGCCCCATGTTGTCAGTAATTCTGCATAGCAGACATAACCTTAAGGTTAAGTTACTCGATATGCAGTTTTAGCATCCGCAACCAGTGTTGCAACCGCATCCGTAATATACGTTAGGGTTGGGAACCTGGTATGCAGGAATGGGCGCAGGATTCACAGCGTTGATGATCTGCTGTGTCTGTGCACTCATGGCAGTAGTCAGAAGAGCATTCTGACGATCCTGAGAAGCGGCTCTGCGCAGATCGTTGTTCTCTGCCTGCAGAGTAGCGATCTTATCTTGGCATAAGTAGTCAAGGATTGCTCTTGTACCGGCATTCTGGCTGTCGATAATATCACGAGTGTTGTTATTCATGGTGTTCTGCAATGCGCAAGTATTCGTTGCCATATTGTAGTTTACACCCTGGATAGCTTCACGGGTATCGCAGCAACACTGTGCTAACTGTGCCTGTAAAGCGTTAGCATTCTGCATTCCTGCTACGGTGTCTGCATTGATAGCCTGTTGGATTCCATAGCCAGTCTGTAAAATGTTGGTATTTACGCCATTAAATCCGGTAAGCATACCGTTGTTTACAGCGTAGAATCCGTCACACAGACCGTTGTTGATTCCGTCCAGTTTACCGATGATAGACTGGGTGTCGAACCCTCTTTGCAATGCAGAATCGGTGTAGTAACTGGAATTAGAGCCATTACCGCCCCATCCATTACCGCCCCAACCGCCAAAAGCGAAGAAAAGGACGAAAATAATAATCCACCATGCACCATCTTCACCCCATGCACCGTTGTTACCGTATCCGCCATTAGCTGGAATAACAGGCATGGTAAAGGGAGTATTGTTACTCTCAAACATAATTTTTACCTCCATATAAGATTTTTTATACTTAATCTTGCAAGAATTTAGTATCTACTTCATAGGAAATTGACGCTTGAATTTATCAAATTCGGAATCAAAATCCATACCACGTTCCTTAGCAATATTTCTTCCTAACTGCTCTACTCCAGCAAAATCTCCTTTTTGAGCCATGCCCATTATATTTTTAGCCATAGGGTTTGACATGATCTGACTGTTTCCCATCATATTTTGGATAAACTGTCGCGGATTCCCCATTGTCTTAAGCATCTGCATAGGATTCATCATATTCATTCTGCATCATCCTTTCTTTGCGATTGTGAAGTTTTTCTTTGCGTTTGCGCAGTTTTCAACTGCTCAATCTTTTGCTCCAGTTCATCGAAACGCTTCATAAATACCGCTGTGGCTTCGTCTGATAGGTCAAATTTCGCTTTTTCTGTGTCTGACGGTAAATTGTTAGGGTCTGCATCTAAAACAGGCTTGTAGAACCTTGTATAGATTTTTCCATCTGCTCCCCAGGATTTAGCATAGATCTCCGACAGGTCCTGCTTGGGGAAGAAAGCTGTGTTTCCATCCATAGGAACCTCATTCGGGGCTATGCACTCTTGCGCCGGTACAATACGACCGTACATCTGTACTGCGTTTTGCTGTGGCTGTTGCATAAACTGCTGTGGCTGGAACTGTTCCTGCTGTGGCATAAACTGTCCGTACATAGGTGTTCTATACTGCGGATTGAAATAGTTCGGATTCATAATCGGCTGTGGCATGGCTATTCTCCCTTTCTTCCATTGATTCTATCTGTTTCGCAATTTCAACTTCATCAAGTGTCTGATATGTCGGCTTGTTCATAAGTCCCAACGGACTGAAATTCATAAGCATTACCCGTTTCTCCTAAAACTTCCTCGATCACATGAACCATGATTGATTGATACTTAATCGGCACTTCCCTTGTACGTTCTTTGCTGAATATATGTTCCAGTGTTTCATCTGAAAATTTGAATTTTCCCATAAGGTCATCCCTCCTTATGCTTAAATTTTGGCATAAAAAAAGACGGTCTACCCGTCATGTATCCGTCACATTTCATTCACTATAAAATTATTGGAATCTTTGCAAAAAACTCCTTTCGTTTTAGGCTTGACTACTATTTTGACTACTATTCGACTACCCGTTGCCCGGGAATGCCCATTTTATCAGCTTTTTCGAGTGGAAGCAAGGGGGCTCGAACCCCTGACCTTTCGCGTGTGAGGCGAACGCTCATCCCGGCTGAGCTATGCTTCCGTAGTACATACACAATGCGGATAACAGGACTTGAACCTGCACGTCTGTTGACAATAGAACCTAAATCTATCGCGTCTGCCAATTCCGCCATATCCGCTTAACAACTCATAACGCCTTTCTGCGGAATTGGCAGCCTATCGTTGCTTCGCACCGATTGCGTCCGTCTGATCTTGAGCTAAAGCTCAAGAACTAAAAATTCCGCCATATCCGCTTAGTAGCTTAAAAACCTTGACAAACGGAAATGCTCTCTGCCAAAGGACCAAGAATAATTATACTCTTTCCCCCTTTGGCTTGTCAAGCATCCCGCCGCATCTGTTTCTATTTGTATTTCTATT